TCAATGATGCTCCGGACCGCACCAGATATTTAATAACGCTCTAGAAAGACCGATAAGGCCCGACACAATAAGCACAAAAAAACCGGCTAAAAACGCAACATTCGCCATCAGAGACTCCTTATTAACGTCGTAAAAAAAAGCCTGCCGATTAAGCAGGCAAATGAAATTAGCACACACCAACAGCTTACTCTGATACACGTGCCGGGTGCTTCCCGGTGATTCGTTGCCAGTTATACGAGCCGCAAGCATATTTGCAGGTACCTAAACTGGATTGCCCCGCCGCACAGGGGGATTCAACTTCATTAAATTTAGATGATTTTAAACGAAGCGCTAAGGCCTCCTATCTAAAGTAATGGCTAATGCTGCCGATATGTCAACTACCTGCGTCCTGAGAGCGGGATTGATAACAAAACTAAGGTATTTGTGCCCGTTCCCGTACGGGCTTTTTTCTCTCATCAAAGAGATCGTAATTCCAGTTGATGATAATTACTGCTGATCAAACTCATGCCGTTACGCTTTCAGCGCCTGAACTTCAGCCTGCAGCTGCGCGACCTGCGTGTTTAGTGCCTCGATTTTGGCAATCGCGTGATGCAGCGCCAGGGCCGTATCCATCTGGATGACGTTATTATCAAGGGCCAAGGTGTCGTCTTTATCACAACGATTTCCCTCTTCGTCGAACTCAGGCGCCGCAGGAACCAGCTTCACATACTCGCTGTCGATATCCCGCAAAGCGTCTTGGGCGATTATCCCCCGGCGCACACGCTCTAAGTAATCGCCGTTATACACGAACGTGCAGGGTTTCAGCTTCCTGATGTTTTCGTAAGAGGCTTTTCCATCGTCATATGCAATATCGTGTTTTAATGTAGCATCGGAGGTTGCCGCTTTCTGGAATACATAATTACCCGAAAAACTGCCACCGCCATTGACGCTTAAGTCCCCACCAGTCGGATCGAACATCCAGTAACGAGTGCCAGCAGAACTGTTATCACCGAATTGTGTTAAAACAGTGTGGGCCCATCTTGTTGTTCCGTTGCCAACATTTGACCAGGAGGACCGCAATTCATAGCCTCCGTTATGTCTATATCCCCATGTCATGGCGGTAATAGCACCGACACCGCCACCATCAGTGGTCATGTTCATGTAGCAGCCGGCTACGCTCGGTTGCATGCTATCCCACCAACCCGTAGCTTTCGGTGGGCCTGAGCTTATCCTGCCGTCTATAGTGAAGTACCCATCACTGCGAAAACCATAATATGCCTCAGCTGTATTGGCGGGGTTTGCCACTGCCAGGGTATACCAGTTGTAGCCGTCCGCTCGCCGCTCAGCATATGCCCTGGATGAAGCCAGGACTGCGCCTCCAGAATTCTTGGCCTCTTGATATAAGATACCCGTCGCTCCGGTCGCACTATCTAATTTGTTGGACAGTCGCACGTTACCATTTACAGTACCACCGTCTGCGCTGAGCGCCTTTACGTCTGCCGCAGTAAGGGTGATATTATCATTTCTGAGTGTCATATTATTTCCTTAAGCCCAGACGCGCGCCGGTGTTTTAGGGTTAACGACGAAATCATGCAGGGATGATAAATCCAGTTCGTCATTCATCACACGAAGGTTGGCGTGGTAGCCTGGCTCATTGACGAACGTAATAATTTCCTTTTCCTCCCCTGTATTTTTAATTTCAGTGGGGACGGCAATAACGCCGATTACATCCAGGCTGATATCAGGGTGATATAAACAGCCCTGCTTCTCATCTTCTACGAACCCAGCAGTGATTAATTGCTTGTGCATTTCTTCGGCGTCAGTAAAACGCAGATAAATATCTCTCATTAGCGGAGTCCATTAATTTGGTTAGGGGTTAATAAACGGTGCCAGATACGGAAATTGCGCAGGTGATAGACTACTGACGAATTACTGTCTGCAACAATATTAGAGGGAATGCCTGTCAAATTATTCGGCGGTCCTGTTCGTGACCCGACTTGATCATTAAAGTAAGCCGTCAGTTTATTATTAGCGTCGATTGTCTGCGTAAATATTCGTCTTGAGAACGGGTAAGCAGTGGAAATTACAGGGCTAGTGTTCGCCCCGGAGCGGTAGGACGAAATGTAACCATTATGTAATTGCATAAATATATCGTAGGACGCTCCATATGCCTGGAACATTCTAAAATAAGTATATCCCACCGGATTCATATATTGGGATACGGAGATTTCAAATGACACAGTTCTGTTAAACAAATCACCGACCGCGTTGTATCCGATGTTGCAAGCCGGGGTTAATGTTAACGATTCCTTCGCTCTGGTAGCCGCTGCCGCGCCGGTTGGAATATAACTTGTAGCAACTGCGTTCTTTTCGAGTTGAACGGTCTGGATATAGAACTCAGACCCCACGGGAATATTCGTATCACTACCTTCAGGCATGGCGTAAATCTGGACAACATAGTTACCCGCCACCGCACTAGTGAGGGTCATTGTCGCATAACTGTAACCGTCTGATCCTGTTGCTGTTGTCACAGTAAGACCGCCTGTAACTGATCCCACCAATTGCCCCGTACTAAAGCTGAAGTTTGCATCACCAAAGAAACTTGAATCTTTCACAATACGAAATCTAAGCTTGCCGTAACTCCCTTTGAACCGGGCGGAAACAGTAAACGCCTCCCCGTCAACTAGTGCTAATGTGCTGCCCTGAATGATGATCAGGCTGGTAACTAGTGCTGAGCAGGTCCCCTTTAGCGTCACCGCCTGAGTCGTCCCGTCATTCAAAACCGAAGTAGTCAAAGACGCGGCCTTGCCTGCCCACTTCGTCGGGTCGTCACTATTAAGAAAATAGTTTGTACTCTGACCTTCCATTAATAAACCGTCACGCTCAAAACGTGGTTCGTTATTTGCAGCAGTTTTGAGAACACCAGATTTATCGATATAAGTAGCTGTCGAGTTGCGGGTAAACGTCATCGACTTTGACGGCAACTCAAGTACTTGGCCCGAAATAGTCAGCGTGTCATATGGCGCAAAGCCCGCGAGAAGGCGCAGATCGTCATTAAGAGGTGCCCATACATCCGGGAAAGGCGCAGCTTCATAAGGCACAGACGTCAGCAGCTGCGCGGCGGCCAGCGATGCTGCGGCACTGCTGGCACTGGCGGAGGCGTTGTTTTCTGACGTTTTAGCATTCGTCTCAGAGGTTTTCGCGTTGGTTTCTGAGGTCTTGGCGTTGGTCTCTGAGGTTTTGGCATTTGTCGCAGATGTTGCCGCAGCAGTTTTGGACGAGTTCGCGTTCGTCTCAGAGGTTTTAGCGTTTGTCGCAGACGTCGCAGCTGCCGCGGCGCTGGTCCCTGCCGCGTTCGCAGCGGTGATCAGCTTCGACCAGCTCGGCCCCGTTTTTTTTGAACCGTCTGCCAGGGTTACGGTGACGTCACCGCTGCCCGATAAAATCAGATCCTGGTTGATTATATCGTTTTGCGCCAGGCGGAACCCTTCTGTGACGGCTTTCGCTAAATCGTCATCAAGTGTGGCCATTTGTGATGTCCTTAAAATGAAAAACCCAGCCGGAGCTGGGTTGGATGGTCTGAAGTTATGAGGATCAGGAGAAGGAGCCGGTGCCCCGGGTAATAGTCAGTGTCGGAGCGGCAATGCGCTTACTGGCCGTGCCAGTACCAACAACGGTGATGGTCCCGGTAATCACGCTGGTCGTAAGATTGCGGGCAGCATGACGCACGGTCACCCAGAGCCCTCCCGTCCCGGCAGGCACGCTGATAGAGCCCATATCACGAACATTCCCGTTAATGTTAAGAGTGATGCTTACCACCGTTGAACCTGAGGTAGAGGAGACGTACACCATCGCCTCGAGCAGGGCCGATTTATCCAGCGATGATGAAGAGGAGTCAGTAAACGTAATCGAACTCGATGCTGTGCCAGCACCTGAGACAACTGCGTCCGGCGCTATGCCCACGTTCGCCACATCCCCAATGAAAGACGTGGCCTCTACTGTTCCCCTGAAACTTCCGCTGGTTGCCTCGATTCTTCCTCTAAAACTCCCGTCGGTGGCATAGATCGTCCCGCGAACGGTCACGCCGTTAAACGTGGCGTACCCGGATTTATTGATATGCCAGCCGACATTGCCGGTCCCGTCCCAGTTGCTTGACTGGATGTAATTGCCGATCTTGCCGTTATCGATGGACCCGTCCTGGATGAACACCGAACGCATGAACATCTGCCCACCGGTTGCCGCAAACACCAGCTCCTGCCCGTTCGTCGTCGGGTTATAAACCGCAAACGTATCGGCTGAAATCAGGAAGTTTGAGGCCCCTGTACCGTCAATGCCCAGCTGGATACCCGCGATGCGTTTAACACCGTTCGCCTCCACCTGGACTTTTACGCCCCACTGCGCGCTCAGCTTACCGTTGATATCAGCAACCGCCTCGCTGGTTGTCTGCACTGCTGCGTTGGTATCGCCAATTTCAGCCTTTACCTCCTGAATGCTGCTAGCCGTGGCGCTCTTCAGGTCTGCTGCAGCTTTGTCGATGCGCGTAATGGCTGCAGCGTTGGTCTGGCCGTTTTGCTCTACCGTGGCCTTAAGCGTGGTGACCTGCTCCGCCACTGCACTGGTTGCATCCGCCGTGGTTTTCCGGACGTCTGTGATCTCGGCCATCGTTTTCGTTTCGCCAACGGCAAACGTCACGCGCTGATCCGAGAACGCTGTGAAGTTGGCGAGCGCATTGGTGACGTTGCCAACAATACCGGCGTCCCGGCTGGCCGTGTTACCGTCCACATCAACCTTCAGGCTGTCGATGCGGCGGCCGAGCGCGGAGTCACCATCCGTACGGGCCGTGGTTTCAGTGCTGATATCCGCTGTGTTCTGGTCGGTCGTGGCTTTAACCGCAGCCAGCGCCGTGGTCTGCGCCTTGTTGTTATCAACGACCGCTTTATCGATGCGTGTAATGTCACCTGTGTTTTTGCCGACGGTAACCTGCAGGCCTGAAAGCGTAGTGGCCTGGGCCTCCTGCTCAGTTGTCAGCGTAGCCAGCTCCTGCGTAACAGATGCCTGGTTAGTGTTAACGGTCGATTCCAGCTTCTTCCGCTCCGTCACCTCAGCTTCCTGCGCCGTGATGCGTGCCTGCCGCTCGGTGTACAGCAGGCCCGATGCCAGTTTGGACGGATCGTCGCCGGTATAGCCGCCCCGGATCTGCGTCGCCAGCGTCTCACGCGCCGTGGCTTCCGCCTGGTCGCCAGATACTCGCGCCGCCGTTTCCTGCTGCAACGCCGCCATGCCTGCGCCGGGCGTCGGCCGCCCTATTGCTACCCAGTCAATCAGGATGTAGTTCGTCGCGTCCTGTTTGCTGGACAGGTCCAGGCGGATTTGGTTAATCGTGGTGTCAGCCAGCCATGGGATATCGTCACATTCAAGAGTGGCAACGCCGTCAGAGTTATAGGCAGGTTCAGCCACTGCGAACCGGTTGGTGTCGTTAAAACCAGCCGTGTTGCGCCAGCGGATTTCCCCCGTCCATGCAGGCGAACCTACTTTCTTGATGCGCAGCTTCAGGAAGCGATATGCAGCTGCTGTAATGGCCAGCGAGCCGGGAGACGTAACGTACGGATCTGAGGCATGGTTAGCCGGGCGGAGCCAGCCATCAACAATGGTCGGCGTGCCGTTACCGGTCCAGCCTTCTGCTGTCGAATCGAAGTACCAGATTTTGGCCGGGTCGAACTGGGAGCCGGTGCCCGCCGATATCTGCGCGATCTGCTGCGCCAGCGAATCGGTGGTGGTCTGGATCGTCTGATTGACGTTGCTGATATCCGCAACGCGCTCGTTCTTTTCGGTCAGCAGCGCCTGGGCGCGCGCCGTTGCCTCGACGGTGATGGCTTTCTTACGGTCCGTGACCTCCTGTGCCAGGCCTGCTTTGGTTGCCGCCGACTCTGTCGTGACTGCGGCGATGTCGTCTCGCGCCGACTGGATATCTTCACCCAGATCGGCAATGTCCGAAACAAGGTTTTTATAGCCGTCAGTCTGTTCAAGCGTGTCGCCGATCATGTCGAGATAGTCACTGGCTTTGGAGCTGGACTGGCCTGCCACCCACTCCGTCCAGTCGCCGGTATTGCCGATACGGTCCACCAGGCGCGCGCGGTACCACTGACTGACGCCTGCCAACATCGGGCCATGCTGGTAATGCGTGGCCGGATAAGGCACCAGCGCCAGTAATTGCGGGTTAGCTTTGTCTCCGGTGGTGGAGCGCTGAATCTCGGTGTATGCCGTATCACCAGAGCCATCCGGAAAAGCCCAGCTGATGTCGATAGCCCAGACGACATCGTCCGTGGCGGCCAGTGCCTGCGGCGTTCCCGGCGTGCCGTTTTTGCCCGTAAGATACGTGGTGTCAGCATAACCCCACGGCGAGCTTGAATCCTGGGCGTTCAGCGCGCGCACCCGCACGTCATAACTCCCGGTGTAGATCCCCTGCACCGCAAATCCCTGGGCGCTGCTCACCGGAACGTTTATCCAGTCGCCATTATCCTTGCGCCACTGCGCCTGGTACCGGAGCGCGCCATCTACCCTGTCCCAGGACGCATTCATGGTGGCGACGGTGAGTCCCTGCTCGATATGGTCGGTTTCGGTAAGGATGATGTTTTTCGGTGCCGGCAGAACGCTTACCGGCGTGACGGTGACCGGCGCCGGGGTAATGCGTACACCGTCATCGATATAGCGGTATTTATTCGGGTCATGCTGAACCGCGGTGATCGTAAAACCACCGTTGCTGTCGTCGTTCGCCCGGATGGATGTCACACGAAAATACTGGATAGCCAGGTTGTCGCTGTCGATGGCCCACACTGCGCCGGATTCAGGCGGCAGCCTGAAGGGGGTGGTGACCGTCACCGTCTGTTTATCCGCGCTGATGGACGCGATTGTCCGCGTCTGCGCCTTGCCGTCCGGCAGGTTGACCACCAGGCGATCGCCAGCAGCGTAATCAGCGGGACGATCAAGCGTAACGTTCCGCCCGTTTACCGCCCGGATGCGTCCGCCGTTCTGCCTGCCGGCGCGGAACGGGTCCGCGATACCGATAATTTCCGCAGGCAGGGGAATATAACCGTCCAGCCCCACGCCAAATGACACCGTTCCGTCGCGCGCATTAGACAGCAGCGCCCAGCGGCCCCGGCGGTGCGCTTCACTCTGGGATGTGCAGCCAATCGCCGTCATCGACATCTGGTTGACCTTGTACCGCTTCACCAGGTCGGAATCGTAGACACTCTCAACAGTATCGCTGTAATGGTTCTGCGGATCAGACCAGGACACCAGGGCAGACGAGTAGCGGTTTTTGTAGCTGCCGCCGCCGTAGGTAAACAACCCGTCAATCACGTTTGATGCGTGGTAGGTAAAATCCACTTCATCCTGCGGCACATCCGCGCGCACGTAAATCTGGTCGTTGCCCCAGAAGGTGATCCCCCGGAATATCGCCGCCAGATCGCTGAGAACAGTGTAGGCGTCCTGCTGGCTCTGGATGTAGACGTTGCAGGTGAAGCGCGGCTCGGTACCACCCGCCCCGTTCGACACCTTCTGATCGCAGTACTGCGCAATCGCATACAGCTCCCACTTATCGATCATGGCAGCATCGATGCGGGTGCCCATGCCGTAAATCTCATCCAGCACCAGATCGTAAAATACCCAGGCCGGGTTATTGGTGTAGGCCATTTTGAAGCCACCGGACCAGGTGCCGCTGTAGGTGCGCGTAACCGGGTCGTAGGAGTCCGGGACACGTACCAGTTTGCCCTTCGGCCTGCAGGTCACCTTTGGCGCCCCACTGGTAAACTGGCTGGCATCGACCTCAACATACAGCAGCGCTGTATTGGGATAGCGTAACTTGCTGTCGATCACCTCAGCGAACGAGAACACCTTGAAGGCGTTTATCAGTTTTGAGTTACCCACGGAATCAGGTGTGATGCGACGCACCCGCACAGCCCAGCCGGTGGTGGCCGCTGGCAGGTCAATGCGAATGTCGCGCTGGTATTCCGTGGTTGTCTTTCCGTCGAATTTGCCGTTAACCACCGTCTGCCAGGCAGCACCATCAGTCGAGAGATCGACGGCGTACTCCGTGACCGTCCCGACCATATCGCCGTTGTCTTTATAGGTGTACTGTACGGGCAGGCTCAGCTTAATACGCACGGCATCCAGCATCAGGTTAGAGAACTGGCGTGTCCACGGCGCGGTGGTGGTCACTGTCACGTTTGCCGACATTTCGTTGTCGACCTCAGGCAATCCCTGAATGTAGTCCTGATCCTGAGTGCCCAGGCGAAAATCCCACTTCACGCCGGTGAAGTTGTAGCTGCCGTCGACGTTCGCCAGCGGGGTGTCGTTTAGGAAGATGTTCTGTGCCGTCAGCTCACCCTGGATTTCACCTTCAGCGATCGCCAGCAGCATTTTTAATTTTGCTGTCGACAGCAGGTCATCCGGATCCTCAACAGGAGTGTGCTGTTTAGCGCCACCGCCTTTACGTCCCTGAATAAGGGTTTCATCTTCGAGAAGTCGCATATTTCACCCATAAAAAAAGCCACCCGCAGGTGACCTGTAGCTGACAATAAATTTCACTGCTGGTCGCTGGAGAAGATCCCCGCGCTGATAACTGCCCCGCCGATCTCGCGCTCACCAAAAAACACAGGTACCGGATATCCCACAGCCACGGTATTCACCGGCGCGCCAAAGGCGTAATTGGGTTTGTTGTCCGTGCTGGACGAGGCACCGATGTTGTATTTCGGCTGGGGTGTCAGCAGCTGGACAACACCCCCCAGCATCATCGACAGACCGAGTCCCGTAAGGGCCGTTGTTGTCGCGGTTGCGGCAGCTGTGCTCAGACCTATCGCCGTCAGCGAGGCACCCGCGGTAAAATACGCGGCCACGAGAGCCACCGCCCCGATAACGATCTGCAGCACACCGCCGCGTTTTGAACCTTCGATAATGGCCGAAATACGGTACACCGTACCGCCGCGGGTCATGTCAAACTCGTCGAGGCCGATGTTGTTTTTGCCATTGAAGAAGGCAAAGCGGATCCCCTGCATATGTCCTTCTGACAGGTAGCGTTTAAAGCCGGGAACCTGGCTACACATGGCGCGCAGCATCTCGCGCAGATCCTGAACCTGAAATTGGTGTTCGCGCCCGAACTTTTTCGCCATGCGGCCTTCAAGAATGAGTGTCTTCAGCATTCATTAGCTCCCTGTGCCGGACCACACGAATGGTGCGGTCACGGTAATACTTGCCATACGGCACCCGGGCAGACAGGTTGCCGAAATTATGATGCAGCATGATATTGTCCTGGTGCTCGTGATGACCAAGGTAAACAGCCGCGTGGTTGGTTACCGGCGCCTGTATACGCATCATGATCATATCGCCGGGCCGCATATCAGCCGGGTCCACCTGGATAAAGCCTTCTGCCTCCCAGTTATCGTCGTAGCGATTTTCTCCCTGCTCCCACCACTCGTACGGTACCGAGTAATCGCCCAGGGTAATGCCGTGTTCACGCTGGAACCACTCACGGATCAGCGACCAGCAGTCAGCAAAGCCCAGCACCCAGCGCCGCCCGGCGTAGTCCCGGTCTTCGCGTGGGGCTAGCGTGCAGAAATCACCGTCCGGCCAGCTCATGATGCCCCACTCCACCCCGGACCAGTCGCACTGCACCCTGTCCATTTCGGACGGCATAAGCTGCACCACGTCCGGGTGGGAGTGGATAATCATAATGATTTCTCCCTGCTCCGACGCTGCCAGCTTATCCTCTGGCGAGATCGTGAAGGCCTCAGTGGGCGTTGCTGAAATATTGCGGCACGGAATGTACTGCTGCGCCCGCCCGGCCTGCACCACCACGCCGCATGCCTCGTTCGGATATTCCGCGGCGACGTGGGCGCGGATCGCTTCCATCAGTTTTTTTCGCATGGTTATTTACCCTGAAGGTTTGCCGCCGGGAAGCCGCCGAACGGCAGCGGGTTACCCGTCCCGAACCGCGCTTCGCAGTCCTGCATCTGGCCGCCGCACATATCCAGCGCCGGGTTGTCCGTGGGGGTGCCATCCTTAAGAAAATAGCGGTTCTCGTGGTAGTCACATCCGGTGCCGGTGCGGTACCAGCCGCGCGTGCACCAGGTGCAGACTGGCGTGATCTGCCGGGTGGGCAACTGCAGGTTCTGTATGTCAAAGGGTGAGCACAGTTCAAAGTCGACCTGCACCCGCGTTTCAGCGGTTTTGGCGTTGACGTAAAAAAGCTGCACGCGCTCGTCCGCCGGGCTGGCGTTCGGGTTGCCGGCTGTCCAGTTGGCCGCGTCGAGATATTTCGCCAGCGTGGTGTGGATCTTCACCTTTGCCCTCGCCAGGTCGTCGTACTCGAGACACAGCGCAGTCACGTAGTTGCCGACGTTCGACACGGAAAGCGTGGGTGTGGGCTGCGCCCCGGTGCTGGACAACTCCAGGCCTTTCAGCTCGTAAGGGTAAGGGTCGTACTGCTGACCCTGCCAGATAATGGCAGGCAGGTTGTCAGCCGCGAATGCAGCCCAGCCTGCAGAAGCAATATTGTGGGCATGGAAGCGCAAAATGGTACCCATGCCAAATTCGGTGCCGTCTATTTCAACCAGTTGGACTAGCTGGCCCGGTTCCAGCTGCTGTACATCCTGCGTGAAACTCATATTCACCCCATAAAAAAACCGCCCGGAGGCGGTCAGTCATTCTGGATATATAGATAATCAGGGAGCAAAGGACTGCTCGAACGTGAACGCTACTGTCGCTTTTTTTCCGGAAGGGAACGAAACACTGAAGGAATCAGCCCTCATCCGATAGAGCTTCTTCTCCCCCCAGGGGTTCGTCCACCAGAACGATTTTGTAATGTGCGACATAAGGAACGCACGCAGCACTGCGGCCTCGCTTCGTGTGCCCGTCCAGTCAAGTTCCCAGACTTCGGACCTGTCATTGATCCCCATTCCGGCGACCTGTTTATACCCGTCGCCAAACTGGGACTGAAGCGTCCGGGCGCTTTCTGTTCCCCGGGCTGATTTACGGGTGCGCCAGCTGAATGTGTCTGTCACTGCTACCTCCTTGGGTAAAGTACACCACCCGGCCCCATCTCCTTTTTAAGCCGGTCAGTGATGGTCTGCTGAACAATGCCCTGAAGCTGCCGCGCCGTTCCGATGGTATCTGCCTGGCTGGACTCGCCACCACCCTGCTGACTGACGCTGACCGGTGCATAAACGCTGATCCCTCCCGTGGCCGCAGCGGGCATTCTGCCGCCACCGACCAGTCCGCCGGACGCGTAACCGCGCATCATGCTGTACAGATTCCCCACCCCGATCCGGCTGGTCGCCTCTTTGGTAAAAACGAACTCCCCGCGATGAACCACTCCGGCAGGTTCATATTTACCGCCCGATCCGGTATAGCCGCCCCCGGCAAATCCGATAGCCGAACTGACAGCGCCCACGATCCCCACTCCCGCCTGTTTAAGGGCGATTTGCGCCAGCATCGAAAGCGTTGAGCGGGTGAAGTCACTCCACTTTGCTTTACCGGTGGTAAGCATGTCCGCAAGGTTTTGCGTCATTCCGTCAAAGGTGCTGGCGGCTACATTTTTCATCTGGCCGTACGCGTCACCCGCAGAATCGGCGTAATCAGCCCAGGCGGATTTCCCACCAGACAGCCAGTCACCGCGCATTTTATCCTGTTCCTGATAATATCCCTGTAGCGCCTGTAGCTCTTTCTGGTAGCCCTGTTCTTTTTCAGATCCGCCGCCATTTTTCCAGCCCTGTAGTAACTGAGCCTCTTCATTGCGGCGCTGTGCAGCACGACTACTCATCCCCGCGCTTTCCGCCAGCGCCCGGGTTTTCTCACCCATCTGGGTAACGTATTTTTGCGATGTATCCTGCAGACGGTTGAGGCGCTCCTGCGTGACGATCTGGTCACCCAGTTTTGCATTGATTTCAGCCTGAGCGAGCACCTTACCCTTGCTGGCGAGCAGGGACTTTTCATCTTCGGTCAGCGCCCTGGTTCTGGCAGCCTGCTCAAGGACCGTAAATCTGGCCTGTTCTTTCCACAACTGCTGGCGCTGCTGGCTGATCGTGTCATTGATATCACTGTGCTGACGCAAAACCTCAAGCTGGGTCTGCAACTCCAGTGTCTGCGCACTGGTACTGTCGGTGAGTTTTGCGCCTCCAGGCGTCCTGCCTTTCGTCGGTTTCTTCAGCGAGTCCTCGTACTCCTTTTTGGCCGACGCCATGTTGATGTTGTAATCCGCCTGCAGGATCCGCCCATCTTTCAGAGCCTTATTCAGCTCATTCTGTCGTGAAGTGTATTTCTCCAGCGCTGACTGTGTTTTAGCGTAATTAGACTGCGCCTGTGCAGCATATTTCTGACGATCAGATTCCGCTACCGCTTCGCGGGAGGCATTCGCCTCATTCGCTTTGGAAATCCCCGCCTGCTGCTGCGCCATGTCCAGCGCCAGCCTGGCCGTTTCGCGGTCATTCCAGAACCGCGCACGTGCTTCATCATTTACATAACGGTCATCCTTTCGCAGGTTCCAGATTTCATCGGCCTTTTTGAAAGCGGCTTCTGCTTTTATCACCATTTCCTGCGCGGTATCAGGCCGACCGACATCAAGCGCCGCATCCCACATCGACTTAAACGCGCGTTTCAGCGTATCGGCAGCAGTTTCAATCGACCCCATATTGTCGCGAATGGATTTGGTCTGATCGTTGAATCCGGCGGTGGCCGCGTCGTTTGCCGCCTTAAGTGCCCCAGCTTCATCACCGGCACGCTGCAACTGGGCAACATGTGCGATTTGCTCGGCGGTGACGTTGTGAAATTGCTGGGCCATTGCAATGAGCCCGGATGTCGGGTCAGTTGTCAGCTTGCCATACGCAGCGGCAACCTTATCGACTGGTACACCCGATGCTTCGGTGAAGCGGGCCACGGCCTGACTCATGTCATCAAAATGGGCACCGGCACGCACGCCAGCGTTGATCAGCTCCGTCAGTGCCTTGCTCGTCTGATTAAACGTAAGTCCGTCGGACTGGCCGCTTCGCGCCAGCGTGAGCATCCGATCGGCAGTCAGCCCCGCAGTGTTACCGGAGAGGACCAGTGTTTTGTTGAAATCGGAGAGTGTGGACGACCCGGCATACCAGGTATATAACAGCGCCCCCGTCGCGGACGAAAGTGCACCAATACCAAGCATAACTGGCGAGATAGAACCCAACAGTGCACGAAACGTTGGAATAACACCGCCAAAGGAATCTTTTACCTGTCCACCCTGCTGGAGCAAAATAAGCCAGGGGTTCTGGCCACCTGCCAGCTGCGTTGCCACATCAGTAAACTGCGCCGGGAGCATGCGCATCGCCGCGGTATACTGACCGACAGAGATGCCTGCCTTGCGGGCAGCGCTCTCCTGGCGGCTGAATGACTGCTGGATCCGCAAAGCTGAATCGTTCGCCGCGTCCCCCGTTTGCCTGAATTCTTTTTTGACGTAGTTGATCTGCTCGTTAAATTTCGTCGAGTTGACATCAAGATTAACGACCAGATCACCGACTGCCGTCTGGGCCATAGCGTATACCTCCAGAAATACCTTCCGCCTTCGCCATCAGCGCATCGTCGTCCGTCTCTGCAACCTCTATGGATTCAGATGCAGGTGAAAGAATGCTGAAGCTGGCAGGCGTCAGCTCCGGATCGGCAAAAAACAGGGTTGAAATGGTGTAGAGCAGGCCGGAGATGTGGGCGTCCAGCTGCGCATCATGAAAGAAGTTATCCTGGTAGAAGATTTTCCAGTCGCCATACTCCGTAGAGGACATGCCAGCAAGCATGGCGCGCCAGTCAGGGCGACTGAACTCACGCGCCAGTTTCAGAACGAACGTCAGCTCACTGGCGAGGGCTTTTCCGCAGTTACAGGTTCCGCAGGATCGCTAATCTCTCCCTCCGGGTTCTCTGACTGCGGCTCAATCATGCCGGAGAGGAGTTTCACCTTAAAATCTGCCTCTGCAATAAGCTCCGTCGGCCAGGTCTGCAGGACTTCATCCTGAATTTTCGCCACTTCTGCCGGCGCTCCCTCAGGAAGCGTACCTTTCAGCGCATGACCATGCCAGAGCGACAACGCCACCAGGTAAGCACCATTTTTCACGGTGAGGGTGATAGCGGTCTGGATATCACCTTCTTCAACCGCCTCCAGCTCTTTCAGGTATTCGAGGTGTTCAATGCGCTGCAGCGCGGACAGCTGATACAGCGTCACGCTGCTGCCGTTATGCTCGAGCAGTTCAGTTTTAAGAAACATATTCACTCCGGAGTACGGGGCTGACGCCCCGGGAATCAGGAAACGGTCACCTTGCAGATCGCCGCAAAGTTACCGCTGCTGGTCATGACAATAATTTCAACGGTGCCCGCCGCCACGCCGGTGACGGTCAGTACTGAACCGCTGACCGTCACTGTTGCTTTAGACGGATCAGACGTCGCGACGCGGAAGGAAGCATCAGAAGCGCTGGCAGGCAGGACGGTCACAGCCAGTTGCGTGGTCGCACCGACAGCAACCGCCGCAGTGGATTTATCCAGGCTGATACCCGTCACGCCAATTACCGCAGTACCGCTGTCTTCTGCCAGAGAGGGTTTTCCGTTATTGGTGATCTTTGCCGTTCGGGTCATAACTTCTTTAGCCGAAACGGTCTTTCCAAGGCTGCTCACCCAGCCTTTAAAGACATCGACGGCGCCATTCGGGTACTTGATTTTGTATCCTTTAACCGTGCCGTCATCGAACCAGTTCACCAGGTCCTGCTGACCGCTTTCACCCGGCAGCCATGCCAGAGTAAAACTCGTGTCGCCTGCTGATTTCTGACCCTGCATGGATGAAGCCCAGTCGGCGTTGTCGTCATCGATATAGGTGTCGTCCTCTGACTCGGCGGTGAGTTCGCCTGGCTGCAGATCCTTGATCTTTGCCAGACGCAGCCAGTTAACATCCGAAAGGGGACTGGCGTAGGGATCGCCGCTTCCGGTGTAAATCCAGAGGGTGGTGCCGGCCCCTTTCGTCGGTGCCAGCGGGTTAGGTGTGGTCATAACGTCCTCACATTTCGTAGGTGATGGAATATTTCAGATCGGCTGAACTCCAGAGTCCGATATCATCATCGCGCTGGTAGTCATAGCCCTGCTGCACCATGTTGGTGATAAGGGATGCAAGCCCCTGGATCTCCGACAGAACCGGGTAAACACGCGCTTCCATCCATTCATCCAGCTCCGAATCAGGCACCTGGGCAGGAAGAAAGACTTCAACATGAAGAGTGGCCTGCCAGACATCGGCATCCAGTTCTTCCCCGGTGTACTCCGCGTCGGTGAGATAAACGGCGACGGCCGGGAAATCTCCCTCTTCGAGCACTGCTGGCCTACCGTCAAAATAAATGGCGTCAGTACCAATCGCGCTTTCCAGCGCGTCAAGAATCAACTGTCGGATATCACTGTGTTTCATTTTGTCAGAATCAACCTGAGTTGGTTTGTAAGGGATGCCCGGAGCTCTTTGGGCATATCCGAGTCCATGAGCTTCGGCAGCTCAGCTTTAAATGCCGTGGTTAAAGGGGCTGCCAGAGGAATGCTGACCACTTCGATCGGATAACGGGGCTTTGCTGTTCGCCTCATGACGTGCCAGCGACCATTTTTAAGCTGCTGAATGAATCCGCCCGGGAAACGGAACGGTCCAATGCGCAGCACGCTGTTGGCCCCTTTCTTATCCCGTTTTCTGCGGGAAAGGTGCACGCTGGCGGTACCGAGTTTTATGGCCGGTAAATTGCCACGGTTTACACGGATAAGCGCGCGGGGTTTATTAACCGTCGCACGTCTCAGCCTGGCGCGTTGCTTTACCAGTTTTCGCGGTACGCGGGTATCTTTCGACACGACTGCCACGCTGCGGCTGACGGCCCGGTTTGCCACGCGGTTAACGGCCTGTGCCGACGCACGCGGAACAGCCGTTTTGCTGATGCTGTTGAGATTCTCTATCGCCTGCTCAAGGCCTTTAATGGACATGCAGCCTCCTTAACGACGGCGGGTACCGGCGGGCGGGCTCCCGTTACCCAGCCAGATATGGCAGGATCCACAATCGTCAGGGCCAATTCGCTCAACCCAGAAAGCTCGCCCGTTAATCATTAGGGTGTCCATGCGTTCCAGCTGCTGAACAGTGGCGGTTTCCACAAACAGAGTCGGACTGGTACCTTCAACCCGAATCCCCACGCCGGCATAACCAATATTCTCCGGATCATCGAAAACGCCCATCAGGGTGACACCTGACAAAGCGCCTGACATCACCTTTGCCTCTGTGCCCATCACACTGCGGATAGCGCCATCCGCTCGCGACATGGCCTCGTCAAAGAGATTATCGAAATCAGCCATGCGGTCCCCTTCAGACTTCTCTGGCCAGCCCCTTTGCGATCAGCTCGTCTGCATCCTGTTCGGATACGCGAATGATCACACCGGGCTCAACGATGGAGACCGGTTCGTTACGCGTGGCATGCAGCGCGTCAATATGCAGGGTTGCCAGCGTTTCTACTGTTACCCGGTCATCGGCTGTGGTCGCTGTCGTTTTTTCTTTCGCCGCGTCAGCAATATCACCGTCAGTGCTGCCGATGCTGCCGATGCTGCCGGTGCTGCCGGTGCTGCCGGAAGCATTCTCCTCTCCATTTTCACCGTCAACCGAACCGGCATCTCCATCCAGCTCCTCTTCAAGCTCAGCAATACGCATCGACAGCTCCTGGATGGTGCCGCTGGTATTTACGTCACGGCCAAGCATTTTGCCCAGCTCTTTCAGCCGGGAGATGAGTGTCTCTTTTTCAGTCATGGAAGCTACTCCGAAAAATTGGCCCCGAAGGGCCACCGGGTGGAAGTTACGCGAGTTTGACGGACACAAACTCGTCCGCGTCTGCCAGCAGCATCAGCGGCGCGGACTGGATCATGGTGAATTCACGGGCCGGGTCACCGGTCTGCACCCAGTTTTTTGGATAGCGAGCAGAGGCGTTAATGCCCTCGCGCTGCGCGTCCACATCCTGGATACAGCCATAGGTCCGCAGACCGCGCGCCTGTGTGTTACCCAGTACCATGGTGTTATCCGGCAGGTAATTCTTCTGCACACCCCCTTCAACGTACTGACCGGCATACACGACAATTGCCACATCGCCATACATACCCTTGTAGGAAACCGCCTGACCGAGATCCTTGAGTGCGGTTTCCAGCTCAGAGTTAGAGCCGCGGCGGGTATCCAGCTTGTCTTTGACGGCCTTGAAGGAGCGGAACAGTGACCAGCCCTTTGGATCGAACACGATGATGTTGACCACGCCACTGGCATTCACCGCATACGTCTCGATGTCATCGGTCGGATCATAGGTTTCTTTGTCCCGGGCGGACCAGGCCGCAGCACCCGCCTGAACAATGTTGTTTCTGGCGCTGCGTTGCATATCCACCTCCACCGGCTCAAACGCCTCCCCGGTCATGGTATATTTACCGCTGAGCACGGCGGATACGGCCTGCATTTCTTCTACCTGTGCAATCGCCAGCTCTTCATCTTTCATGTTCTGCAGAATGATGCGGCGGCGGCGATAGGCAGGATCAGCCAGGTTCTGTGGATCTTCATCCGGCAGGCGACGCAGGGTCATCTGCGGGTTTACTTCATGCTTTGGCTACATGAGTCAAGTCAGAAGCTATGCGATTGACTGTGAAAGGAAAAAGCAATATTGATTACGGTTAACTAGCTTAGTTGCAATACAGTCTGCAATACACAGAAGAATCTACCCCCTTTGAATGCTTCGGAGTAAGCCACAGTGAACAAAACAGAGATGCATATGAAATCCGAACAAAAGATAAAAAATCTGATTAAGAGTGAACTGCTCAAGACCTACCTTATACATTCATTTCCATATTGTGAGTTCACCTCAATATCTTTCACAGACATAGCAAGCGAATTAAACAAAAGAAAGATCCCTTTCAAAACCAACAGTTCTCAATGTGCATTAATCTTTCTTCATGCAATTAATTACTATTTCGAAAAAATGAAGGAGGCTGATACTGGTGAACACGCCTTCTATTTATATAATATGTCCGAAAGTAATATGGATGAATTAATCACCTTCACTTTAGATGCATTTAAAAACACCCCTACACATTTATCGATTACTTTCAAACTGCATAATCTAATCTTACCTGCATGTTCTAACCATGAAGGGATCACAATCTCTTCTGGGGAAGAAGTAGATTCTTTTGGCTTATTTTCAACGAGCACAAAGGAGTTCACCTGTATAAATTTTGAAGGTAAAGGTTTTTACTCTCCCTTTTCGAAAAATGACATTTTGAGAGAATATATACAAAAATTAAACATATTCTTTTACTTCATGATGATGGAAAAGGCAATCAACTTACAGGAACAACACAAACTTAACCCTCCTCTTATGAGTGGATTAGGACTTTTCAACGCAACTGATGCGCATATGATAACTAAGTACTCTGCACAGATTGTTGATAAAACTTATCCTCTGATGCCCTACTCTGAAGTTTTACCAATCGGTTTATCCAGGTTTATAAGCCGCCTTGAGATAAACTCAACTTTAGAAAAAACTCTTAATGAATATATCGAGGTAATAACACAAAAAACCAGTCAACTCTATAGTGATTCTTCTAATGAAGCTAGACGCATAAAAATGGCAATTGACTGGTATATAACTTCGTATGCTAATGAAGATTCAGTAATGGCATTTCTTCAATTATGCATGGGTTTAGAAGCTATATTTGGCGACGACCAAGATCAAGGTGGGCTTACAAAGACCTTAGGTGACCGTTGCGCTTATCTTATTGGAAAAAATATAAAGCAAAGAAGGAATATTAAAGATGCTTTTAACAAGATTTACACAATCAGATCAAAGATCGTACATGGCGTTATAAACAAGATAGAGCATGAAGATAGCCATATGCTTAACTATGCCAGAGGGCTTTTGAAAACCGCTTTAGGAAAAGAGATTGCGAATTTAAACAACTAAATCGCCCCTCACCTTAGCCTTCTAAGGTGAGGTATTTACTCTTCACTTCTGATTTTCTTCGATATGCCGCTCAGCCAACTCAGGGATGATGGTTGATAATGTTCTGAATGCTTCACATGTCGGCCCTATAACTTTCTGATGCCCCGTTCCTAATAATTTAGCCATTGACACGCTCAGTTTGATGGTCGTCATTACTTCGTTTATTTGCATTTATCTGGTTAAGTCGACACGAGTTACCTTTCTCTTTTTCCGGCGACGAATTGAGGTTTTCATCCCAGCCATCAAGCCTTTCACATAAGCAATTTCTTTCACTACCGTCGCCTCAGGAATCCCAATCTCACCAAGCATGGGAACCATCCAGTGCTCTCCCGCCATGTCATCACCAGGATCCATTTCATCCGCAATCTCTCTGGCGAAAATAATCTGCTGGACGGCATTCAGTCCTGAAATTCCTCTTGTTTCGGTAAAATCTTTACCCAACATCCACCACATACTGCACGGGAAATGAAAAGTATGGGGCTTTCCCTGATCGCCTTTGATAAACGGTAATCCTTTTTTGGTCCATGTACCGACAGTTGTTCGATCAACACCCAGTGCGCCTGCAAGTTCAGCCTGAGTCATAAAGTCCAATGAGTTTTGCTTTCTGTTCATTTTTTAACCTAGTGGTGGTGGGGTATGTTTGCTGGAAAATTTTCATAAATAGCGGGAATCTGCGAGGTCGACGCCCCGTAGCAGGCCGGATCGCCCGGAAGGACCCGCGCACTGCTGGCGGGTCTACCGGGCTCGTCCTGTCAGCCGATCAGCTGGCTTTTTCCGGCCCGCGCCTGACGGCGTACCCGTTCAGCTTTGAGGCATAGCGCGGTGTCAGGACTGGCAGGAACGGGCACCTGACAGGTTTCAGAGCTACGGGGAATGTTGTTGATCCACTCCACTACCTCGCTCAGATACCAGGCTTTACGGCCCTCAGTGACCTGCACACGAACCGGGAATTCACCACGTGCTTCGAGGTTCAGCAGAGTGCGACGGCTCAGTGTGGTGAGTTCCATGACCTGATTCATATCAACCAGGCGCTCACTCATATTCATCTTGTCCGCCAGCTCCTGCAGCTCTTTCACCTCTGGATCAGGCCAGAGTGAATTAGCGGTAGCCATCAGGCTGTTATCTTTGTTCTGCATTGCGATCCCCTTATACCCGTGCCAGCGGCTGAACTGAAATACCTGAGCCAACGAATGCGGCCACCTTATCGGAAAGCGTTGTCACCGCGTCCGGCCAGTTGAGTGCGTCTACATTGAGTACACCCGCTTTGTAGACCTGTGCCTGCATCTGGCTTGCGGTATCAACAGCGAAGCACGACACATAGACCGCCTGCCCTGCATGTTCCCCATCCCATACGACAAGAGCGCCGTTAGTGGCATCCTGCATCAGCGGCGTCAGCGCCGGGATGACTCCCTTCCCACCAGCAAAGATGCCCAGCGTAGATACCAGCGCCTCTGTACCGGCCACCAGCTCAGTGTAATTTGTAGTCATGATTGCTCCTCAGGCCACACGAACGGTGACAAAGCGGTTAATACGGGCAGGAATTGGCTGCGGCGCGGAATGAGTCTGGACATACTCAATCGCCGGGTCACCCGGTACGATATAGTTTTTCGGTGCCAGCTCAGCACTGGTAATTCCGTCGCGAACAAGCTCCGGATCCTGAATACCGCCGTAAGCCACAATGCCCTGTAAGGCCGTGTTGCCCAGCACCATCAAATCTGGATCAAGGAAATGTTTTTCAGTGCCGTCTTCATCGGTATAGCGGCCGCTATAAACCACGATTGCTACATCACCCATATAGCCCTTAAAGCTCACTGAATCGCCCAGGTCTTTTAACGCTGTCTCAAGTTGAGCATTAGAGCCGCGGCGTGTATCGAGCACGTCCTTGATTGCTTTGAATGAGCGGTATTTCTTCCAGACGTTCCCGCCCATAATGATGATGTTGGTAACGCCTTCGCTCAGTTCTGAGTACGTTTCAATGTCGTCATTTGGGTCAAATGTCTCTTTGTCCTTACCTGACCATGCAGCGCCACCAGCCTGAGTGATCATGTTCTGAGGTTTAATATTCCAGTCCAGTTCGTAGCGTTCAATGCCCTCCCCCTGGATGATATTTTTCCCTGTCGTGACAGCCTGAACTGCCAGCCACTCAATACGAGCCCGGATAGCAACAGACTGTTTGAGTAGGGCCTGTTTAACCTTGATGTTGCGGGTATCCAGCGTGTTGTATTGCTCCGGTGTAACACCTGCAGGACGAACAGCCAGCTTATTCGGGTCTATGCTGCTCTTGGGCTTCATGTAGCCCGGACGGATGGATTTCGATTCATATCCCTCATCACGCGCCACCTTACTGCCCACCATTGGCGAACAGAATGCAGCGATCGGAATATTGGGATCGTCGATAGTGTCCAGAATGATATCGCGGGTTTCGAACGTTACAGCACGGGTGAAGAATAAATCAGTGAAAAGGGTTTTGAGTTGTTTCTGGATATCCTCGGCACTGACAACCCGGACAAGTGCCGCTGGCGTGTGTAAACCTGACATATATTACCTCATTAAAAATTCGAATAGAGTTCGTTGCAGGGGTAATACTATCACTGCAAAGGAGGTAATGAATGCGTGCAACCGTGTGCAATGAGATGCAATAATGTATAGAGTTAGTTTAGAGTGATTCACCGCCATCTTTATTTGATATCTTTACTCCTGTTATTTCCTCCAGATAACAATTCACGTAAAACTTCAGTAATTTCAAAAGCGGGCCTAAGTGGGCTCGCTTTTTTCACTCGCATTCAAAATTGTAGACTTTCAAAAAAATTTATGAAAATACGCATCTAATATTAAAAGCCTAATACGCCGTAACTTGCCATATGCATTTCACAACGAGCCATGAAAATCCTTCGATGAGAAAGATATATTCTAATGTGCTCATGAATTATTTCATCACTTCCTCTCCAACCATTTTGCAGCCCAAGTCTTGTTTCAACCATACTTAGAGTTCTGACACATGAATTATTGAAACGTTGAGAAATTCCATTCATGGCGGGAAATGATGATGTGACCTTGTCATCATGATAAAAAGCATGAATGAATGCAGCATCTTCTTTTATAAAAGCCAGCACTATGGAATGAATATCATTACCGATAGGTAGGTCGATCATTTTTAGGCCATTACCATCACTACTCCATACCATATGTATAGATTTACTGGTTACAAAATGTTGTCTTTTGATAAGGCATTTATACAAAACACCATGAAGTTTCTCTATGCTTAAATTTTTTGGTTGCGCCCTTCCACCTAAAAAAAGCGCCAACAATACTTTTTCACGATCATAGCAGGAATAGTAAGATGAATGCCAATGGCGGGAAACCATACACTTTGACAAATGTTCTTTTTGGAAATTAAGAAAAGTATCAAAAATGTAAGCGGCAATAACTGAAAATGCCATATTTTCTAAAAACTTGTATCGCGAAGAATCAAATAAAACCACAAAAGTTAAAGATATGACAACAAGAACAAACAATGTACGCCTGAAATTTCCGCCACTATATATATATCGACTGTAGATAACCAGAGCTCTCTTGATTTTAACTAATCTCTTTAAAGGTTTTATGTTCTTTAGATTATTATGGTTTGTATAAAGCCAAGCCATACAACCAATTACAGATAATAAAAGAGTATTAAAAACTAGTGAAATAATTCCCTGTTCCATATTTATTCCTCAGTGTAAGCACAGCATATATAGCTGTAATTATCCCGCAATGCAACTTCCCCACATGCTCCCCACTTTACAGCTCCCCCCACTTGCTCCCCACTCACTATTTGCATAATTGCCTTGAGAGCCAGTAATGACGAGGGTTTAGGGCGTCCCCCCCACTTCCCTCGTGTATACAGGAGAAATGTGGGGAGTTTAGGTGCCCCCTCCCCACAGTCCCCGCTATCTCCCCATTTAATTACCCACTTCGCGTAGGTTTTGAATATGGATCTGTTCGCCATCAAGATTCACAAGACCAGACTCAACCAGCTTTTGTAGCCAGCGTGAAAAATGCTTACTGGCATCCAAGCCCATAGCTTTCAGATCATCACGAATAACCGCCCTGGTGCACACATCACCCCGTGCCGTTCTGCTCCTGATGGCCTGCCATAGCGCGGTATGGTTATCACTGAGTTTTGGAACCCCTACTAGCTCTGGATCGACTTCCTTTGCTTCTCTAGGCACATCTCTGACGACCAAAGAGCATATAGGCTCACCATCCTCGTCTGTATAGAGTTCTGCTGCGAGTAGATCATATGCTTTACGTTCCGGCTCCTCAGCATCCTTCATCTTTGTGCATGAGAGTATCAACGCTTTACCTTCCCCTTCACGCTTAACATTGAATTCTGCATCCAGCGCTGCCCGGAACGAACTGGAGCCGCGCGCACCCTTTGCCTCATCCTTACCAGAGTGATGCACCACCAGCACTGTAGCTCCTGTTTTCTGCTTGATAGTGTCGCACCCTTCGATAAACGCTCCCATATCCCGGGCATCGTTTTCATCATTGCCACCAAAGCAACGCGCCAGCGTATCGATCACCACTAGGCTAACAGACAGACCACATTCGGCCTCCACCTGCCGCGCCGCCAGCAGCACTTCATTGACCTCAGACGATCGAACCGGAAATACCGGCCGGTTTACCAGATAAAGATTATCGGCCTGTAGGCCGTTTATTTGCTCCCATGCTCTGATACGGCGAGGAACGCCGACACCACCCTCACCAACCACATACAGAACGGCGCCAGGAGCCACCTTCTTACCAGCCCATACCTGGCCTGTCGCTATATGGCAGGCCCATGAAACCGCCAGAAAGCTTTTATACGAACCGCTGGGGCCGTAGATGCTGCAAAGTGACTGCGCCGGTAAGAAATGTTTGATCACGAAATCCTGTCGGGCATCGTATCCCTCAGATCCACGAGATAACGGAAGCCGGGTACGCCGGGACTGTATTTCCGTGGAAGGAAACACGCGCTGTATACGCTGCGCATCCGTGAGCCAAGCTTTCAGCTCTTCTTCGTCTATCACTTCCACCAGCGCTTCGCGGCGCAGCTCGTTAACCTGCCCGGCATCGTTGCCCAAATAACCTGCATCACACAACTCTTCATAGGTCATGCCGTGAAGCTGGGTGAGTTTTGCCACCAGCTTGCCGTAGCGCGTACTCGTGTCTTTATGCTGGTGGATGGCTTTATCCAGATCGCTACGACTATAAGGGCGACCATGTGACCAAAGATACGTGCAGGCAAACAGCGCATCGGAAACCACTTCTACTGCCGTCAGTTGAACAGTCATTGTGGAATACCTCCGCTCATCTGGAACTTGCCGATCAGAGGATGGAACCAGTACGCTGAGCCATATTTGCGCTTAGCACTTCGCAGCACCAGTCGCGCAGCTTCCCTGAACTTTTCATCAGGTACAACGAATCCGCCTGATTTCAGCTTAACCAGCATTACACCCGTGTTTTTCGCCAGCTCCTCGGCTTTTTTAGTAGAGATACCATATTCAGCAGCTAGCGTAGCTACTGGAGTCATACCCGGAGGTATTTCTCCCCCCTGGCTATCGGCGAGCGACTTAACCTGAGCCTCAAGGTGCAAAATCTTTTCTACCAGTAGATCCACGCGTTTTTCCAGTTCGTTGAATTTGACGTTGCTAATCATGGTCGAACCTCCGAACTATTTTCAAAACGCTCGCGTTCTGCTTTCAGGAAGCTATCCACATTCGTGGCCAGTGACTCAAATAACTGACCGATTGCGGTTATTTCATTGTCTTCCATTGCATTGGGATAACAGACGAGCATTGTGGCTACGATTTTTGCTTGTTCTGCACTCAGCGAGGCAACGCGCAATTCTTCTTCATGCTCTTCCAGGTTTTTAAGATCCGCGATATACAGCAGTTTTGACTTAGACATATCGAGCCTCCAGTGGAAGGCTGATTTCTCCTCCCATGATTGACCAGAGAGTTGCTCGGTTTGCATCTGTCCAAGTAAACGAGTAAGGACTTTCAGTGCGGATTTTTGCAGCAAAAGTAAGATGCCACTCAGGAAAGGTTGCTCGCGCATCCTCTTCCGAATCTGCATCACATCTCAGGACTACTGGTGAGCATTCAGGATGTAGTTCTGGGGTGGCCAGGAATAGCCATGTAAATTTGGGATGAGTTTGGGTATGCTGTGTTCCAGCCATAGTCGTTACTCCAGTTAACGATTAGTGGTTAGAGGCCTAGTAGTGTTGGCGCACTACTGGGCTTCGCTTGTTTCATGGTTGCAGAAAACCTTTATGGTACGTACCATGGTGTTTTATCCTAACCTGGCGGTACGTACCAATGCAAGACAAAAATACAAAAGCTCCTTTTGAACGTTCGGGCAGTACAAAGAAGAACATTCGCTTCGAAGATGATTTATTAGACCAGATCAATAGAGCGGCTGGTAATGGTCAATTTAGTTCATGGGTTAAGGAAGCATGCAGAGAGAAACTGGAAAGACTCGAAAGCATAAAAAAATAAAACTTTAAAATGAACCGCTATCAGAAAGATAGCGGTTTCATCTATGGTTTTGGTGGAATGAATATTTGTAATTGTTTTTCCCAAAGGCCATGTCCTTTAACATCCAATGAAACGTATAAAGAAACTCTATTTCTTTCAGAAGCTTCACTAAGTATTTTTACATCGTAAACTTTTTGTATACACTTTAATGGTGTTGTCATTCCATCATCATCAATAGCTATTGATGCAGCCTTAATTATTTCGAGTTTGAAGATTTTATCCAACCAGATTGTATCTCTATACAGGTGATAATATTCACCTAATCTAACGCCAAGTTTGGGATGCGTGTGAATTTCACCCCTAATTGTTGACAAATAGTTGTATAACAATTGAGGTAGCCTGTCTAGACCACCAATCATCTTAAGGTTGCCATTAAAAATCCCTAAATCACCAGTTTCATCAAGGGCAATATCGAGACCAATTTTATCCACTGATATACGCTCTGCTCTCAACGAAGTTGCACATTTCAAGAACAAACGCCCATCTTCAAAGAAAACAACAGGCGGTTTAACTAAATGCCTGCCATCACTAAAAGACTCACAAATTATTATTTTTTCGTCTAGTGACAAGCCAGAGAAGTCACTTATAAAATCCAATAGTTCAAACTTATCCCCCCTTACATATTCATTAATCTCTAAAGTCCAACAATCAACATTAAACTCTTTAAAAGCCCCAATAACTATCAAATTATCCCCAATCATGAAAAGATCATTTGACATATCATTGATAGGCAATTTATATAATTGACCCTGAACCCTCTCCTCGTGTTTTTTCTTCATATCCCTTAAAATTTCAGGGGTGAATTTTTTCTCATCTCTATCAATTAACGTAGAGTGTGATTGACACAACCAGATCCCATTTTCAATATCGGATCGCGCTTCGCTTGACATATTTGAATCGTAACGTTTTCCGCCTGGTGCTGCTGCGCAAATATGTGCAGCAACACCAATGTTAGTCACTGCTGATGGTGACTCGTCACTTGGTCCACAAGTAATGGCTTTACAGTCAGGGTAGGAACATCGGAAATTAGCTCTTGCAGCCAAAGCACTTTTGGTTTTTGGCGTAAAGTCGTCGCGTCCTTCTTTGTTACTCATTATTCACCTTCATGGTTGCGTGATTCATAAAGACCACTCTCCCTTAATCCAAGCTTGAATCTCAGACAAGCGGTAAGCAACAGCAGTAGAACCGATTTTGATTCGTTTAGGAAACTTTCCTTCTTTCTCCAGTTTCCAGCGCGTGCTGTTCGCCAAGGTAGTAAGCTCGCGACATTCTTTCTCACGGATCATTCGGTCTATGTTAGGAATGTACTCCAGACCCTTTGTATCAACAACAGCGATTTTTTTCATGTTAACCAACCTTTTGTTTGAGAATTGTCACGTTTGAATCAGCATCTGAAATGCTGTTGAGATATGTTGACCAGAGTTCTAATGCCTCTAACTTTTTGAGCATGAATTTACTTCTGTTATACACACCAGCCACACCGGGCAACGCATGCCCCAGCAGCTGTTCCACAACATGAAATTCGGTACCCAGATCCGTGAGGTGTGTTGAAAGAGTTCGCCGCAAATCGTGCAGTGACCATTGTTTTTCATGGCCCAGACGCTTACCGATTTTCCCGCCGATTTTACTCACGCTTTCCCTGATACGCAGACTACCTAACACATAGCCGGTATGCTTTGTTTCCTCGTGAATGTCCGTTATCCATTGCCGTAAAACCTCAGGAATTGGCCTGATAATTTCCACGCCCGTTTTTGAATGTTCTTTCGGCACTGTCCATATCCAGCATTCACGATCCCATTCGTTCCATTCTGATAACCGGGCCTCACTCATTCGGCATCCAAAAACAGTGCATAGTACAAACATTTTCCTGGTGTATTCAGACATCAGCTTAATGTCCGGTTCGACAAAAATCGCTTTCCAGAGCTGCCCCAACTCAGTCTCACTTAAAACACGATCCCGCTTTCCTGCAATCTGCCCTACATCGGACATACGCAGGTCTTTAAGGACATCACAGGTGGCGTACTGACGGACCCGGCAAAAACGTAGTGCCAGTTTAGTGTCAGAGAATACATAAGCGGCCATGACTGGCGCAGTGCGCTTAATGCGGTCAAAGCAATCTAGCCATTCATACAGATGGGTATCGTTTACAGGCAGGTGACCTATGTAGGGGAAGATATGTTTTCGAAAGCGGCCCAGAATTACAGCATGTGTTTTGCGCCGAATCTTGCAGTAATTTTCGTACCAGTAGTTAAGCGCATCTTCCACGGTTACTGGCTTTAAGCGTTCCTCAGCCTGAATCTTAATCTGAATGCGCGGATCACGCTTGTCAGCCAGCCATGCACGACATTCATCACGCTTTTCTCTGGCTTGTTTCAGGGACATGTCCGGGTACTTACCGAGAGTTAACCAGACAGGAGCTGCCTGCCCACCAGCCAATCTGTAGAAGAAAACAAAGCTAACGGCCCCCTTCGTACTCACCCGAACAGAAAGCCCTTTCCCATCAGCAACTGTGACCTGTTTTTCTCTGGGTTTACCCAGATACCCCTTGAGCGCTTTGTCGCTCAGTTTGTTCTCGCCTGCCATTTTTAGCCCCCAAAAAGCAATACAAGCTGCAATACAGAGGTGATTGCAACGCACAGATAACGAGGAAAATCCAGTGAAAGAGGAGGAAGGGTTTATTCTTAATAATCAGTAGATTAAATGCAAATCACAGCAACTACGTGAAAGCCTCAGAAAGCCATGCTAAGTGCTTTGGCTTGACATAGCCAGGCGTAAATTCTGAGGTTGTGCCACCGCGGGAGCGGATGACCTTGCCGGAAATAACAGGCGAGACATAGAGTGCCATGTTCACCAGGCCCGGGATTTGCGACAGGTACACTTTTTCAGTGCTGAAGGGATAGCTTTCGCGGAAGAAGATGCGAAGGAAAAGCGGATCGAACTTAAATTTCTTCTGATTGACCGCCAGCAACTGGGCAGTAGTATAAATCGACATAGATTTTTCCCGTAAAAAAAGCCGCGCAGGCGGCTTTTATGGATGAATGTGAGTGATAAGAAAGGATTCAGATGATGCTGACGGCCGTGCCGGTGAACGCGTTACGTTTGATATGCTCATCGGTCACAGCTGAAGGCCAGAGAACATCTTCAATGCGGAATGAGCCGGATTTATAAAATGCCAGTTCCACGCTGCTCTGGTCTGCCGCTACGGCCAGAATACCGCATGCCGCGCCAGCGTGAGTACCGTCCCAGACCGTTAACTTGCCCGTAGCGGCATCCAGCATGAGTGGGGTCATTGCCGGGGTGGATGCTGTCAGTTCACCAGGTGCATATGCAGTATGTGCCGGATCACTGTTGCCCAGCGGCTGTTGATGGGTAAAAACTTCAGTCGTTGCCATAAGAGCCTCTTAAATGGGGGTGTTTAACAAATCTTCACCTGCTTCAGCAGATGCATTACCTGAGGACAACGCACCAGGTGCTGTTTCCATCAGGCGATCCAGTGCCGTATCGGAACGCGCCTGGGCACTTTGCGGTGCAGCGGCCAGAATGCGCTGTGCGCTTTCGACCGTCATACCCGGCGTTTCGGCCAGTGCACGCGCCTGTGACTCACGTCCTTTCGCCTCTTCGCAGTTCAGGATCCCCATAATTCGGCCATTTTCGGCACTCACCGCTGCGGCGACCCGGGCACTGACCTCTGCCGGTGAAGCAACAACTGCAGCAGCGGTTTCGACGGTATTTGTCTGTTCTGCTGACGCGGTGGCCTGAATTGCATCCGCAGCTGATGCGGTGGTTACTTTTTCCATATTTCCTCCAGGGGAGATTGTTTTTCGTTTCTTAAGTGACTCGCGCATCACGTTCAGCGCGTCAGTGTTATTGACCAGCTCTTCAGCCAGACCGGCATCCACCGATTCCTGACCGGAAAATACAGCCGCTTCGGTATCCATCACGGCCTGCACGGACATGCCGGTATAAGCAGCAACCTTTTCGGCAAACATCCGGCGGGTGGCGTCAATCCGCGTCTGAAAATCATCGCGAACGTCTTTCGGTAGTTTTTCGTAAGGGTTGCCATCAACCTTGTGATCGCCGCTGTAAATCAGGGTCACCTCGACGCCCTGCGTTTTCAGGGCAGCCCCGTAGTTGCTGTGCGCCATCATCACGCCGATTGAGCCCGTACGCGCGGTCTGGGTGACCAGACGGCGGGAAGCGGCGCTGGCGATAAGCTGCCCGGCGCTGCAGTTCATATCGTTTGCCAGCGCCCAGACGGGCTTGATATCGCGCATCCGCGCAATAATGTCGGCGCAGTCGAATGCCCCGGACACCATCCCGCCAGGCGTATCCATATCGAGGAGAATGCCGTCGACGCCGGGATCGCTCATGGCCTGCTGCAGGCGGGCAATGATCCCGTTGTATCCCGTCATGCCGGAATAAGGCTGCAGCGACCGGGTTTTACTGACCAGCGTGCCGGAAACAGGCAGCACCGCGATGCCGTTCGTTATCTGGTAACTGCGCGCTGTCCGGGGTCCCATTTCCTCATCATCACCAAATAGCGCCAGCGGCTCGGCAATCTGCTCGGCACCGAGCGTTGCGCCCGACACCGTATCCGTCAGTCGGGTGATCCCCAGCTGACCTGCCAGTGCGCAAAAGAAAACCCGCGCATAGGCGGGTTCAAGCATCAGCGGCTCATTAAAGGCCATGCTGGCAATATGCGGGAGATTACGCAGCTCTGGCGTCATCTTTATCCTCCTCGTTTGATTTTTTCAGCCCGGATTCAAAAGCGGCTGCCGCCCAGGCCGGAGGTTTTAGGCCCGCACTCCGGCGCTCCATAGTTTCACGTACCTGCTGAGAAAATATTTCCTGATAGTCATCCCCGCGTTTGGCGCACTCCTTCTCATAGGTACTGAGACCGGCCTCGATCAGCATTACAGCCTCCTGCACCTCCTTCAGGCCATCAATAGCCATACGCCCCGAACCGATCCAGTTTGCGTTGCCCCATGAGGTTCTCGCTTCATGGAAGCTGAACCTGGCTTTGGATGGGAGCGTGACAACCCGGCGCGCAATCGCCTCTTCCAGCCAGCAGACAAACATCTGACAGGCCTGCCGGGCTGCGACGAACTTGCGGCGACCCATAAAGAACGCCCAGGATTCATTGGCGCTGGCGCGTGCGGTGGAGTAACTCATCTGGGAATAGTTACGCGAGAGCTGCTCGTATGACACCCCCAGCCCGGCGGCGATATAGCGCAGCAGTGACTGTTCAAAGGTTGAATAACCGTTATCCGTATCCTGTGCTGACTGCAGATTCAGTGAATCACCAGGCATCAGGTGCGGGACTTTGGCACCACCGAGCCGAACCGGCGCCGCGGTGTAATACGATGCCATCTCACCGAGCCACCCTGTCATTTTGCTTTGCTGGTCTTTACTGTCAGAGCCGAGGATAAAGTCCATTGCCGCCTGCGTATCCAGTTCGCTTTCGATGGTGGCTGCATACATCGCTTTCACGATCGCACTCTGCAGCTGCGTGTTTTGCAGGGTGTCGAGCATCTTCATCTGCTCCATCACGCTGTAAAACACGTTAGCGCCGCGGGTTTGCCCGTCTTCGAGCGGCTCGAACACATGGATAAACGATGGTCTGCCCCCGGGCAGTTCCCGGGGAATATACGTCCATTTCTGTGCCATCCAGCCCGGGTAACCGTCCTCACTCACGTAATAGCCCAGCGCTGCACCAGCATCGTTTATGCTGACACCGGCACGGCAGTTCCGGGTGTCCCCCATGTTATTCGGGTTGCTCACGCGCTTCGGGCTGACCATTTTGAATTGCGTGCGGAAAAGCCGCGTTGAATCACTGTCCCAGGTGGGCTGCACGCACAACTCACCGTTGAATGCATGCGTCGCGACCCCCTCACGGATCATCATCGTAAACGTTCGCTTGCGCTCGGCATCAATTCCGCAAAAGTCATCTTCAGCATACTCATACCAAGCGGCTTCCACCTCCCTGGCAAACGCGCGGCTCTCCTCTTCTTTAATGCCAAGATAACGCCAGCTCGGGCAGTAACTCAGTCTGAAAAATGACCCGACTATGTGATCCTGGTGAAGTTGCACGGCGTTTGCTGCGTAGCCGTTATTTCGTACAAGATCGTCAGCACGGGCATTTCCACGTAAGAAATTAGGCAGGAGCGCCGCATCAGCACTTTCGATGGGCGGATTCCAGGATCGCAACTGGCCGCCAAAGCCGCCGCCACCGCCGTGATACCCGGCATATTCGCGCAGGGATGTTCTACCGTCCGGCCCCACTAAAGCTGGTAATTTCATACATAAAACCCTGCCGGTCCCCGGCGCCGTGAAGTGGAGCCAACCTGAGATTCAAGGTCAGCAATGTATTTTCTCAGCTCGCTGACTGAGGTAGCTGTAAATTCCACCCTTCGACCATCTTTCTGTACCGTTGCCACCCGTTTACCCATCATGAGGTCATGTAATGCAGCGCGTGCTGCCTCCAGGTCAGCCTGTGTCGCCATTATTCTTCTCCGGATAATGCCCGGGCGTAATCCGCCAGGGTTTTGTGATTTTTACGCCCGCTGTCTTCCTCCAGCAGACTTGCCAGAAGAGAATCGAGATTAAGCTGCCATCGCGAAATGCTGATCCGCAGGGCTGCAAGTGCGTAGACAAAGCAGTCGAGCGCCTCATTTCGTCGCTTTTTGCTGTCCCAGACGATCTTTTTCTTACCGTCCACCCACTTTTCGACCTGCTCCTCAGCTGTCAGCTGCTGGGCTTCAGCTAAATCATAGATTTCAGGGTTATTCGGGAAATGCACTGCCCCGGCGAGGGGTTCACCGGCCTCTGGCACGAGGGTGAAACGGTTATAGATTTGCTCTTTTGCCGTATCGGTTCCCACTTCCGTGAGATAAACACCGTTTTTGTTGCGTTTGCGCGGCATGCTGGCAACGGGTTTACCGTAGACAGATGCCCCTTTAATGGGTATCAGGCGGAACAGGCCATGCTTTTTCGAGCGGTTGTAAACGATGGTCGGGTCGATACCGCCGATATCCCAGCAGATGCGTGAAACCGACATTTGCACCCCATTTTCCCGGGTGTATGTCCGGTTGATAGCCTCATCAACCCTGAGCAGAGTGGCTTCATCGTCATGACGGCCCATGATGATCTGCCTGTCGATAAGCCAGCTTTCTTCGCCGGGCCCCCAGCCCCAGACCCGCATTTCATAACGGTCAAGCTGGGAGTCGATACCGGCAGTCAGGTAGGCCACCCGGTCCGGTACCGCGGCGCCAAAGTGCTCCTTACGTTCGGCCATTACGTCAGCATCGGGACGGTCGCCAATTTTCGGCTCCCATGTCTCACCAAGCGTGGTGTTCACGAAAGTCTTGCGCTTGCCGGTGTCCCCTTTGGTCTTGATCCAGTCTTTGACGATTTGCACCCACGTCGTGAAGGGACTGTAGGCGGTCCAGATATGAAAAGTGACGCTGTCAGGTGGATCAATTTCGGTACCGGATGATGAAAACCAGCACAGGCCGTCCCGCGTCCAGATCCCCGTCTCCCCGCAAAGGTAACGGGCCTGCGCAAAATCGAGCTCCTGCTGCTTAATCACACAGGCGTTATGCTCGCAAAGGTAAAACACACTGGCAGGCTCACCCGGCGTCCACTTGAAGCCGAACGGCGTCTCTTTATCGCCGAATTTCAGGTACTGCTCTTCCCCGCAATGCGGGCAGGGAACGTGGAACCGCAAAAAGTGCTGCGACTCTTTCGCGGCACGCTCAATCTGGCAGGTGCCCCTGACTTTTGGCGTGGATCCGCGGATGGACTTGGGCCAGACCGAGCCCTCAATACGCTTATCACCCAGAAAGGTCGGGGAGCCCTCTTTCTCGATATCTTCATCAAAGGCGGCCAGTTCGTCATAGCCCGCCACATCGACGGATTTCTCGCGATAGTTTTTTGCGGCCTTTCCCCCCAGACACCAGAATCCACGCCCGTTTGAAAAACGCTTCATACTGAGGGTATTGTCCCGGTGTTTTTTGCCATACCAGGGAGCCAGCGCCAGCAAGGTGGGAATATCACGGATTGTCGGCTCGACATGCGACTTCATAAAGTTTTCGGCATCACCGTCAGTCGGCAACCAGATAAGGGAGTTTCGCTGCTTATGCTGGATGAAATACGCATACACCCCGAGCAGCATCTTTGAGTAGCCAACACGGGCAGATTTCACGACATTTACTTCACGGATATAGTCGTTGCCCATGGCATTCATGATCGCACGCTGGAAGGGTAAGGTTTCCCAGCGCCCTTCCTGATAAGCAGACTCTTTCGGGAGGTAATAGTTATCGTCTGCCCACTCAACAGCTGTCTGCGGCTCGGGCCGGAAAAGCGAACGGAGTCCCGCACTCACAGAGTGCTGCAACCCCTTAGCCTGACTGTTCGATATATTCACTCAGCAACCCCGGTATCATTTCATCCAGCGCAGCTGCTTTGTTCATGGCCTTAATGACGTCCTTCTTGAGGAAATCAATATGTCGGTTTTCCAGTTCCGGGAAGCGCCGCTGAACCGACAGAGGCACTCCATCGAGAATACTGGCAATTTCTCCGGCTATCCGCGACAGCACGAACGTGCAGAATGCGGTCTCCACCACCTCAGCGGACTCTTTTGCATTTTTAAGTTCCTGAGCGTCAGCCTGTGCTCGGGTGAGACGGTACCGCTCATATTCAATCGTTCCTGGCTGAAGGTCAGACTCTGAAGCAATCCGCAGGTCTTCGACCTCCTTCCGTAATTTTTCATTTTCAATCGCAGTGTCACGCGCTGAATACCATTCGATAACGGCGGCGGAATTATACAGCACCTCATTTCCCTTCCCGCCTCCACGCGCTACCGGCATCCCCTGATCCTGCCAGTTCTGAATCGTGCGAACGCTGACGCCGAAAATCTCGGATAAGATTTTTTTGTTAACCTCCATTGCTCACTCCTTGCATAAAACAGAGAAAGGAAACGACAGACGCCAAATCACCATTTCCTGGGCTTCACCATTTCCTTTCCTTTGAAGGGGTGTTTTCAGTAAAAACAGCGAGATAGCCAGAAGAAGAACGGAAACGGCAAATACCTGAAAATTTTCATAAATAGCGAGAATCTGCGAGGTCGCCGCCCCGTACCAAGCCGATATGCCGGAAAGGACCCGCAAACGATAATAAATATCAATTGCATTGATGCGCGTACGATGCACAATAAAAAAGGTCGCTATTGCGACCTTGTCTTTAGAAGGTGAGGTTATAGAAGTTTAATTTTTACGTCATAGCCTTCCAGGCCTGTCATCGTTTCGCGAGCAACAAATTGAATTTCAGTAATTTCTTTTCCAGTTTTTTTTTGTAGTTCTGAAATTTTCTTGGCTATCAGAGCGGCAATGTCTTCTTCTGCCTTTTGCGTCAGCGCTTCAATTTTCATTTTTACCTCTTCTGATTCATTTACTGTTTCCATTTTCAAGCAAGGTGACAATTTCTGATTAACAGTCCTTACCCATAACTGGATATAAATTATAGACTATCAATATTGCATACGCTGAATACGTAGAGAATTTGCTTTCAAATTCTTTGACATAGCCCCCCACTAAGTTAGTTCTGCTCACGTTGATGACGATAAAAAGCCCCTGTATTTCTACAAGGGCTTTGGGCATATGGTGCCGGGTGCCTCCCGGTGAGCCTTTGGGTCAACCACCCGTGACTCGCTGCTTCAGTCTTTCACGATGAGCGCCAGTGAAGAAGAGCCATCAGGTTACTTAGCCCCGCCGCTGAGGGGGATCCACCATAATCTTTAAATTGTGAATTCTAAAATCATCTCACTTATCGATAAACTGAAAATGACCATTGATGCCGCTTACGTACAGTTCAAAGGTATTTATTCACTGCACTTATTACTTCTTCTTTGTTCAGCTCCCGATCAGAAGCAACAAAAATATCGATGTGATCGCCTGTTAATGAATGTATTTCAGTAAGCATTACTTTTAACGATACTTCATCACCATTTGGGTAATTCCGTATAATAGATGTTACTGGTTTAAGCACATTTATGACTTCTACCTGTTGCGAGTTGAAGAAAACCAAAACTTTTTTCATCGATTTGCCTCAATCCATATGCGTCTGTTTTCAGGCAATTGTCATTTTGTCTTCAAAGAAACGCTGATACTTTTAAAAAAACCATGCTGCTACATGATCTCAATTAGCACTGCTTATATTCCAGCCCGTATTACTCCGGGGCCGCTAGGCGAAATACGATTCATAAATAAGCAATACACCTTTCTCATAACCATTTCAGGAGTGGTGAGTTGAGTCTATACATAAAAAAAAGTTAAGCACCCTTTAAAAAGAAAAGGTGTCGAATGTGTTGACTTATAGCATACATTAACGCAATAAACCTACTAAAGCAGCGAAATCAACTGGTTTCACATCATAATCCCACGTAAAATCTTTATCGTTTTTCATCATCAGGTGTGCTCTGTAATGGCAACCATACTCATGCATTCGCCGCGCTCGCCTAGCGGATTCTTCGCTCTGTGGTCATGCACAGCCAGCTCGGAATTGGCGCTCTCAGTAATGCTTTTCTCATCAACCTTTACCAGAGGCTAAGCTGGCTCTCTAATGAGAGAACCGTTAGAAGGCCATTGCTCTGCGTTTGCCGCCATACAGCTGCTGCGAACTAGCGCTTTGAGTGTTTTGTTCGTTTGACCTTAGGCTGACATATCGATCCTATTATCCGCTACTGGGGATACTTTCTAGTAAGGCATAAGTCAGCGGAATAGATAAAAGTTGCAAATAAATTGCGATTTCTAACGAAAGTGTTATTGTCCCCGCGCTATGAAAGCAAGAAGCACATAAGAAGAAAAATAGTTTGACTCAAAGTTGCCCCACACCGGGGCTTTTTTTTTGTTTTTAGCGTCGTATCCCGCCTAACTAGCGCAACCGGCTAACATTTTAGCCTTTCTTTTTTAAACGAACTTTAATCCGTTTGCATTGATTAATGTTACCACTTACCTGTCGGGGTATGAAGCACCTTCTCTTCCAGGACTATTCCTATAAAGATATTCCAGCGAAATAATTATGGTAATAAAGTAACGATATGCATTTGCATGCCCTTATAAGCAGACCGGATTTCCTGCTTATAAGGGTTTTCTTTTGTGAACTTCATATGGGATATAGTTTCAAGCAGCTACTTCAGGCACTGTGTAATAATAAATTCCTGCAGGTAATCTACCTGCTTTGTTACAGTGGCTATTCGCTCCCTGAGGGTGAAATAATTCCGCTCAGCGGAGCCTGTAAGTCGGGGGCCGGAAGCATCGCCCAGGCTGCTGGTTGAGGACGCTCCGTCCGCGGGACAGGTTGCGTAGAGTTGCAACCGGCGCTTACCAGTAGCAACATCGCGTTGAAGCTGATCAATATTTTCCCGGGCATCTGCCAGTTCCTTCGTGTATTTCGCATCAAGAGCTGCAACGTCGCGCTGGCGCTTCTGCAGATCACTTATTGTGTCTTTCGCAAGCTTCAGGTTGTGTTCGGCAGTGTCGGCGCGCTGACGCTCATCTTCAGCTTTGCCGAAGAACCAGAACGCAAGCCCACCGAATACCATTATAACAACCAGTAAAAGCAAAGGCTTCCAGTCAAAGGTCATTGCTGCTCTCCGCCAGGCACATGGATCGCTCCATCTCTCGTCGGTTCTGAAGACCTTTCCACTTCATACCACCAGCGTAAACCCAGCGACGCATTTCTTCGCACGCTCCGTCGTGATCACCTTTGTTCAGCTTGCGCAGCAGCGTTGACTTCGAGAACGCGTCAGAGCCAACGTTAAAGACGAAGCTGTAGAGCGCGGCGCGCTGATACTCGCCCAGCGGCACCTTAACCAGATTGTCTACCGTACGCTTGGCTGGCTGGAGGTCTTTCCATAGCAGGCTGTCACATTCGCGATCGGTATATTTCTTCCCTCTCACGATATCCCGTCCAGTATGGCCATCGCAGACAGTCCACACCCCGACGACGTCTTTATACGCTTCGTACTTACGCCCTTCTACGCCATCCTGCCCACCGAGAAACAGCGAGGCGATAAGCATTACACCGCCACCAGCAGCGGCGATGAGTTTGTTACGCAGGCTACTGGTCATTGGCATCTAATCATCTCCGACTTTGACAGCAGGTCCGTACTTCTCCAGCGCCTTTACCTGCGCATTTGCAACTTTACGTTTGAAGTACCAGTTAATGAGCCCGGTAATGATTATCCCGGCAATGCCAGCCAGTACGCCGATGGCGCTCCATTCGTCAGGGCTCAGTTTTGTGAGGACGCCGTTCAGGATGGTTCCTCCTGAGGTGCCAAGGGCGACTCCGGTGACAAGTTTGCTCATACGGGACATTTCTCTCACCTCGCTGGGATGCGGGTGCTATTTGGTAAGGGATCAGGCTCTCCGAATGAATTACCGACAAAGTGAATGCTCGGTTCCGGGAGACTAAGATAAAAAAGGCCCGCGTTTTCAGCGGGCCCAACTGAGTTTAAATCTAAGTAGGTAGGCATGTTGCCTAGCCACCATCCGTATTGCAGCTGTGTCGAGCAGCGTTACTGACCGGTCAGGATATAAGGTTAATGGCTATGGCTTGGTTCACGATTAAATAATAGCACTACTAACGAAGCGCATATAAAAAAGCCTGCTTTTGCAAGCAGGCAATATTAAACCCAGGTATTGATACTAAGACAGGTGCCGGGTGCCTCCCGGTGACTCGTTACCAGTTATACGAGCCGCAAGCACACTTACATATATTTCAACTGGATTGCCCCACCGCACAGGGGGATTCACCGCTTAAAAGTCTATACCATATATTGAAGCGCACCGGTGTTTATTTCAAATATGTGGTGGCCTTAACGGTCCTGCTAAAATTTCAGCCTCTCCGTCATCACAAATATCATCGCCCTGTGTGAGATGCCAGATACCTGTAATGATTCTGCCTATTTCAGGGTCTTCAATTTCGACGTCAGTGTAATAAGCAATCTGAACCCTGCCGCCGTACTGTATCCAGTAAAAACCTGGTTCCATAATGATCGCCCTCTTCAAGCTCTGACAGAACTTATCAAGACGACAGTATCTGATATGTTAACCGGAATCCATGCGGGATGTGGGCGGCAAAGCCTATATCAGAACCGTGCAAAGAAGCTCATTATTGAGTGTGATGCCGGGTGCCTCCCGGTGACGCTGCGCCAGACCGCAGAATCGCGCTACTCACTTGCCATGTCTAGTCGCCCCGCCGCATAGGGGGATTCATCACAGGCACAGCCTAGTCCTCTTCCTGCCATAAAGCTATTTTTATCTGTGTATTTATTCAGTATAACCAAAAAGACCAGCGGTGCTGTGCTGGCTAAAGTCATATAAAACAAAAAGGCCGCCAATCGGCAGCCTTAGAAATCTGTGGTAATTGGACTGTAGTGCCGGGTGCCTCCCGGTGACTCTATGCTAGATCACAGAATCGCGTCATTCACCTCCAAGTCTAGTCGCCCCACCGCATAGGGGGATTCACCACAGGCGCAGCCTAATCGCCTTTCTTCAACAAAGCTAACTTTATTTACTCAGTATGAAAAAGAAAAAGGCCAGCGGTGTTAAGCAGTCCAGAATCATGTAAAACAAAAAGGCCGCCAATCGGCAGCCTTAGATATAGATGATACTGAGGTTGTGGTGCCGGGTGCCTCCCGGTGACCCTGCGCTAGACCACAGAACCGCGTTCTTCAAACCCGACTCGTTTTGCCTAGCCGCCCCACCGCTGAGGGGGATTCACCACCCGCGCACTGTACGTGGCTTGCATCTTTAAAGATACATATCATTTGCTATTTATTAATAATAAAAAAACCCCGCCGGAGCGAGGTTTCGTAATTTGTTTGATAAGAGCTTTTCGACGCTGCCATCGTGGCGCAGCTCTGCCAAGCATGAATGAATTATTCATCTTTCTGGCCCGTTTTCAACATAAATTGAAATATTTTTTAAGAGGCCTCTCAGTTTTGCTCCGTTTTCATCTGCCGGCACACGGTCAGAAACACCTTTGCCTGGAAGATTTCAAGGCACCACCGCACGCGCTTACGCGCTTCGCCGTCAGTGAGCCAGGGGGCCACGTGCTGCAACTCCCGCGTGATGTCGGACATCTTCTTGCGGGTGGTATAGAACTGCCGGCCAACCAGATACACCGGGTCGTGCAGGTCGAAGGTGTTCAGCATGATCTGCTCGATAAAGTCAGCATCATCGCGGCGCTCGCTCTCTTCGATCAGCGCTGACAGGGTCACCGGCCACAGAATGGACCGGGCACGCAGCGCTGCCTGAACGCCACGGAACCCCTCTTCCCTCGCCTGACCCAGCGCCTCAGTGATGCGCGACAGCTGAGTGTCCGACCACTCCGATTGCTTAACCTCAGACCAGAACTGGCTGAAATTCTCCAGACGGTATTGCGCGCGGGTTTTACCGCCGACGCATTCGCCCCAGACCGTCAGCAAGGATTTGATCCATGCAGACTGAACACTCTTAAGAGGCGTGAACTTCCCGAGGTAACTTTTTCTCGGTGCAGCAGCTGCTTTACCCAGACCTTCGATATGAATGCGGCGTTGACGTGGTGTCATCCTGTACTGCTCCTTAAGCCAGAACGCCGAGCGCAAATGCCCGGTCCAGCACTCTGATTATCATTTCCGGCTGAGTACCGTGCTTACGCTCGAATTTCACCGGATCGTTATGTAGTTCGGTATGGTGCTGGCGGCACAGCGGGATCACGAGACTGTCGTGCGCCTTCGTTCCCATGCCTCCCTGGCCCCAGCCGATTAGATGGTGTGGATCATCTGACGGCCTGCCGCAGCACTCGCAAGGCTGCGTCTTAACCCATGCCAGATATTTGGGTTTGTCCCAGCGGGTCCGCTTTGGCCGCTTCATCAGGGTCTGCGGTGATTCGGGATCCACAAGTACGCCCACGATTGGCTTAATGGCTGGTGGCGCACCTGCAGGTGTTGCAGGTGCTGCAGGTAGCGCGCGGGCCTTATCGGCGATGATGCTGGTGGCCGGTACCGACGGTACGATCTCGCTCTCGCGGTACGTTTGTTTCTCCGCCGGCAGGCGCAATGCCTCGCGGGCAATGGATTCAGGCAGCGCGTCGGTGACACCGGCACGAACAGCCCACCAGCACAATTCAGCCAGTGATAATTCACGGGCTTTATCGAGCGCCAGCGCCACCCGGGCGATGTCCAGCACCCAGTCGATGACGTTCTGTCGCGCCAGCTCCGCCAGACGTTCGGTGTACTGTTCGCGCAGCCGGTTGTCACAGTGGCCACAAAGGAGAATCGCGCCGGGCTCATGCCGCATGGTGGTCAGTTCGTGATAGTGGTAATCGCTGTGCTGGTACTGGCAGGTGCCGCCGCCGTGGCGCAGTAACCAGTATTCCAGGCCAGCCAGCCCGCCAGCAGCGGTGATCACCTTTTCGTGGAGGAAGAACGGACGCAGCGCCGGGTTGGCCGCCAGCGGCTGCCGCAGATCGGGAACTCGCCCGGTCTCAAAGCTGGCCATGCTGGCAGGCTGGCTCTCCACCAGCACGCGCCCTGAAATGAACATGGGCATCAGCTCGCTGCCGGGTTTCAGCAGCACAACACCCAGCTCCCGGGCGATAACCGGTTTAAGCAGGGCGCGCATCAGGCGATCTCCCCGATGATGATCTGCCCTACTTCACCCCAGCGCTTCGTCACGCGTGAATCCCAGATGTGTGCGTCATCGGCATAGATGGCATCCATCAGGGCTTTCTCCAGGTTATCTTTGTCGGGCTTCTGCTGGTGAGGTTTCCCCGCCATCTCCTGGCGCTTCTTCTTGCTCCAGCTCGGTGGCATCGGGAGGATAAACGTAATGTGAGCTCCGGCTTCCGGCAGTTCGACGCCCAGTAGCCGAACGTGATCGCAGAACGCGCGGTACCGGAGAACCTCCGGGCGTTTCTTCCACTTATCGGCGCGCGTTTGTCGAGGCTTCGCAACAGGAGTAATGTCGTAAATCATTTGCATACGACAGCTCCTTCTAATTTAGCCCCTCTACGAATACGAGCATGAACCGTATCAGGCTTAATCCCCACAGCTCTTGCATATTCGGTTGCGGTTATCTTTTCCCCTCTATACAGGACAAACACATTATTCCGTTTGTTGTTTTGCTGCTTGATACGGGATACCCATCTAACGTTTCCAGGCTCGTAATTACCTTCACAGTCAATCCTGTCGAGACTAAAGCCTTCAGGCCGGCTACCAACATGTTCAAAGAAAGCTACAAAACTATCGAGCCATTCCTGGCAGACAGAAATCCCTCGACCGCCATAATTTGGATAGGAGCTAACATTTGGGTTGCGGCATCTATTTTTCATATCGATCCATGCACGATATTCCGGAGTGTTTTTCATCCCATGCTTGGGAATAAAACGTCCCCCAACGCCCATGTTTGATAGGGCAAGATCCGATAGAGTGCGTCCTCGCTTGTCGATTTTCACGCTTCCCTCCAGAGCTTTTGCTGGAAGGTCTTATCCTGACGCGGGGCTCTGTTTGCCTCAGGCAGATAGGCGGTGAGCGTCCAGTGGATGAGATCGACATCAAGGCTTCGCACTGTGCGCACGTCATTGGCGCGGTAGCGGGCCTCGAGTTCGTCCACTTCTTTCGTGGTGAGCTGTGTGTGAATGAAGCTGGTTTTCTTCATGCTGCCACCAGTAAGTGCGCAGGCAAAAAGAAACCGCTGATTCCGAAAGGAACCAGATTAAGTTTTTGTTTGGTAGGTTTTTGCGCCATGGTATCTCTCCAGTGGCGCAGCAGGTATAGGTTGTTCAGGCCTATGACGGGAGTTTAACAGAATTAAGCGAAACGCGGTAACCTGCCCGCTCCAGCATCTGCGTAAAGAGAGTTGGCGACCCTACAATCTCATCATCCAGAAGCGGCGTAAACGACACCTCATCACCTCGCCTGTACATCAGCGCGCGATCAAATTCAGGAAATGAGTGCAGCCGTGCAACGATAACCCCATCGTGACATCTGATGACTGCATAACCCTTTTTTGGAAATTCTTCTTTTTGCTTCACCAAACCTCCCCTTCCTCCCAGGAAACTAATTACATGCTGAATTAATAAAACCAGTCGTCAGCGCTTTCCCAGGTCTGCTGGAGGATCTCTTCTACCTTCTTCTTCGCGTCCTTTTCACCGCCCAGAACACTTAACCCGTCTGAGCCTGCATGTCGTATAACCAGGGTGCAATCGCCTACCTGATCCAGCAGTCGTGTTAACAGTTCTTTTTCCAGAGCCGGGACAGCGCCCTTAGGCAGTTCTTTAGTACGATCAATGGTTAACTCAACTTTCATAAATGCCTCCGCAGGTTTAACTGTATGTTTATACAGTACACCTGCAACGAGCTATGTTCAATAACTTACCAGCACCAATCGTTAAAAACATCGTTCTCCATAAGAAATAGATTATAAAATATGCAGCACATGTAATCTCTAGCAAACAGAGTTTTCACCAACAAATAAGAATGCCATGCTTACTAACCTCTCGATTAATAAGAATGGCATAAATTAAATTTGGTAAGTTCAATTATATATAATACTTATTATGAATTAGCTTGCTTGAGAAAATCTCGATTTTGATAAGCTCCAAACAAAACTCTTGAAAGCTCTGACATAATATCTAAACAACAATTATAGAACGTATTAAATTCAGCATTGTCGATTAAGCTTTTATCAGTACCATGAGCTATATTGTTACGTTTATTCATTAATCGCGTTAAGGGACCGATGACTCTATCTAAAAGAGTGTGTGGTAATCCAACTTGATAGAGAAGTTTTTGTAACACCTCTTTCCCAACATTACCTTCAGTGTTTATATAGCCATCTTCAATTTTGATTTTTTGATTTAATACATCAGTGATACGCTCGAAAAACTCTTCATACCTGTAAATACGATGTAGATGAGAATCGTCTGTTAAAACTCTCTTGAATATTTTATTCTTATTATCAGGATTGTTCATTTTCATGAAATCAACATAATAAACGGCAGCTGTGAGCACTGATTTAACTTTACTACACTCCAAATTCATTGAGTTTATAGCATCAATATACAACTTGAAAGAAAATTTAACGAACCCTTCAACGTGAGCATATAACAAGCAGATAGTCGCTCGCCGAACCATATTTTTAGTCGCATCATTACTGAGCTGTACTATGATGTTGTTCAAGCCCCTGATTTCAGTTTCTCTCCACAGCATTTCTGTTTGCAACTGCGTTTGAAAATCTGAAGACTCCATAATCAATTCCCCTGAAAATAGCGTTCAGCAATTTCTATACGCTTACGCAAAGGCCCTGGCGAGTTTTTCCCTCCGCCCGTAGTTTCAGTTTTAAAGGTCTGATCTTTTTTGAGATTAATAATTCTTTGTTTATAATCTTCAATAACCGCTACATCAGTCAAATCTAACTCATCAATTGTACATTGAATTCCCATAGTGAGTGATTCAAAATGGTATATATTAAAGTTGGATTGAAGTTTATCATCACCACTGATTCTACCAAATACTTTGTCCCCATGAGTAGCACTGAACAATTTAAAAACTTTAACAAAGTTGTCGTGATTTTCAGCATAATCGAACGCAATAGCTCCAGAGGAAACGTCTTCCATATATTCAGTCAAAAAATCGCTAATATCATGCTTGAAAGCTTCTCTGTTGTTTCTAAAAGTAAAATACCGCAAAACAAGCTCTTCGTTATACGCTCCAAGGTTTTGGACTTCAGAAATATTAGAAATACAGTTAACGTAATCTTGATTTTTTGACAACTGAATGATGAAATCATTGAACTTTGGATCTAACATTCTAATAGTACAGTTTCGAATTTGTTGCGCAGTTAGAGCTTCGCCACCAGTGTTGAGTCTTTTGAACATATGATATTTAAATTTACTGTCACTTCCTTTTCTAACAACCTCAACACGAACAAAACTCCTCTTTAGTTTAATTTTAAGTGCTGTAGGAAGTTCTTCATATTTTAAACCATTTAATTCGTGAACAATGTCACAATCTACAAGAGTTAAAAAATCACCTTTCTTTATAGATTTATGTTCTGCAGTTAATTCCCCACGGAGGTGGAGATATGATGAAAAACGTTGTAATCCATCAATTAGCTGATATATACCATTTTCAGTCTCAACAACATAAATTGGAGGAACAGGCATCTCTAATAACAATGATTCTATGAAACGTGAGCTAGCGCCTTCAGTCCACCGAAATAACCTTTGATAATCTGGGCTTATATCCAGCTCACCACTTTCGTACATATCCAGTAGTTCGTTGAAAGAGAGATCAAGACTCTGTGTATGAACTTTTTCTACTTGAACCTCAATAGCTGCTAGGATTTCTTCAGGATTCATATTTTTACCCTTGTTTTTTAAAAACTAATACTGATTCTATTGCTGTAACTTTAGAACGATACTTTTTTGTACCAGCGTGGATATTTGCCATAACATTTTTAGCTTGAAAGTCTTTTTTATCTTCTAATTTGAAACCATTTACAGCAGCTATCTCAGTGATGATACGAGACAAATCACAATAAATTTCTTTATAGTAAGAATCTTGTACTACGCAAACGAAAACCCCATTATCAATAATGATTCGAGCCAATTCAGAAATTGAAACTTGCATATCTACAAAGTATTGTCTGAAATTTTTCAAATAATAGTTAGAGGAAGCATGCGAATCGTGTTTTTCAATAGCCCCCATAAAATCTATAGCCTCTTCGCTTACGAAATGATGCTCCGTAGTGTCTTTATCGATCGTAGTTCTTCCAATCAGTTGACGTCTCAAACTATCGATACGCTCTGGCTCGTGGCCTAACAAAATTGCCAACTCAGGATACGTTGCAACACCATAATCAATTCTTGTGCAATATGGTGGTGAAGTTAGCACTAAATCTACTGATTTACTCTGAATCGGCATTGATTTGGATGATGCCACGAACAATTCTAAAGAACCTTTGCGATCGTCTTTGACTTCATTAATAGAAGATTTTATAGACGTAAGATATTCTAAAATCGCCTTTTTCACAGCACCATTATCAGCAATTATCTTTTCACTTTCAGTTTTGGCTTTTTTTATCCACGTGGGATTTGAGGGTATAAAATCTTGTACCAACCCCCTAACAACATTGAATAAAGCTACTAACATGACGCAACGCTGTACATTTATTTTTGCTATATCAACGAATTCAGAACCAATAATAGCTTTCGATAAATACCTGATGTACTTTGCCGTTTTGTATTCAAACCAATTCAAAAGAAAATCATTCTCTGAAAACTGTGTTTCAAATATTGAAACTCTCAATGATTTGAGTTTTTCATAAGCCTTTAACACGTCTTGCAGAGTTGCGCTTTTAGCTTTGGCAACAACACACATAACTGGATTGAGATCAATCCCAATTGCATTTAACCCAGCATCATTAACGGCGGTTGTAGTTGTTCCAGCACCGTTCCATGGATCAACAACAATACCAGACTGACCTAACGCACAGGAATGAAGTACATCCTTGACAAAGGCGCTTGAAAAACCAGCATAATAATTGTACCAATTAACTTTAACTTCATCATCAGAAAGTCGCTTGGGATTTTTTATAGCCAGTCTGTTCACAATTCATCCTAAAAATCACTTAAAGTGCACGCATACTCTTACCTAGCATACCAGATGTACATCCCTGTAAACCATTAATAAAGGCCAACAAAAAATGTTCAGCCTTTTAGATAACCTTGAATGTCCTTGACATTTTCTCGTATGCGCTTCAAATCATATCCTATTGATATCATTATATATTCAAATCAATCAATGTTCATTCAGCTGCTATGGGAGTTCTCTGTATGCGTTAGAATCTTGTCATCTGTTTAAGCCTCCCCGCCTGGCACAGGCACTCTTTACGCCGTTTGGCGATCCGGGCAACCTCCACAGAGCTGCAGGCAATGCCAAACATGTCCGAATACACCGCTGCAGCGCGGCGCCACAGCCCCTTTTCTTCCAGCGCTTTTGCCTTCTGCTCGGCAGCCTGCATCTTGATCGGGTCGCTTTTCTCCTCCATGCACGGAAGGATCACATCAGGAATGTCGGCATGCGGCACCGCCAAATAGGTGTACTGGACGCTGTTGCGGGAACGGGTTATCACTCCCTCGTCACTCAGTTCGCGCAGCAGCTTGCCTGCTGTTGCACCTGACATATCCAGCGCTTCGGAAACATCGCCGACGGCGCAGTTCGGTTGGTAGCGCACAAACACTGCCACCTGCTCTTTCTGGGTTAATGGTTTGGTCATTGGTCATCACTCGATTTAGTTGGTTAAACCTGCCGCTTTGCGGCGTTTGTACTCATCCATCAGCAGTTGCGCCGGAGTTGGCCCTGCCGGGTGCTGCGGTGCTGCAAGCTGGCGGCGAATCGGTGGTACCGAAAGGCCATTACTGACGTGCTTGCTCCATTTTGTTAACAGCTTCTCTGCCAGTTTTTTGAGTTCCCCTTCTGTCATCTGGCGTTCCACGCCCGTTCTGCGCATCTCAGTGCAGATGTGATACAGGACTGGTTGCGACCATGGATATTTATCGCTGCCTGAGTACCGATAGGACTCGTTACGCCAGCGGCGGTATTCCGACATCACACATTCCGAAGTCAGGTTGAAGTGGTTAGCTCCGCTCTCTGAAACGAGCGATACAAACTCAGCAAGATCTGGCGGCCATGTGTTTCCTGCTGCGCAGCGCTCCATGCACTGCTGGCAGACCAGCTTGATTTGCTTTTCAGTCATCGAACCTATCTGGGCGATCCAGAGCGCCGACGGCTCCGCCCCATTCTTCTGCGTCCACCGGTTCGAGAATATTTCCCCCATGACCTGCCACAGGCGCCATGCCGTTTCCGTTGCCATCAAGTCCATGGCGGCGTCTCCACTCTGCGTGGGCTGACTGAATCTGCTGAACAGCCCTGGATGCTGTAGGCTCTCCCCGAACTCCTGCATTGTCCTTACCTCCGGTTTCCGGTTGTTTTTTGGATCTCACCAGCACAACGTGCCGTGCGAGTTTTTGCTCCCACTGAACCTGGGTGAACACCTTCCCCTCTGATTCCCAGTACGACGCGAACTCAGCGAGCTCAGTGGCTAGGTAATCAGGCTCAGGCAAAGCTATTCCCCACATCGCCGCGCGCTGGCGAAAATCTCTGGATGGTAGCCACGCGCTGGTCATGGTGAACTTACCGATCGGCTCATCTAGACCCTCAAGGTATCGGGCCGCAGTTGGCTCCGCCGGGGGCTGACCCTCTTCCGATTTTTCTTTCGCGCCCTCGTTAAGAGAGGGGTTTAGATCTTCTCTTCTCTTCTCTTCTCTGGTCCGCTTTTTGTCTGCATCTGATGCGGACATCTTGCGGACATTTCGTTTTCTATCTGCCTCCTGCGCACGCCGTTTTGCGGACTGCCCGTTATGCTCAGAAAATCTTGGCATACAGAGACTTACATCATTCGATTCAAGCCAGCCGACAGTGATAAGAGCCTGAGCGAAACCTTCAAACCCGATCATGTCGTTCAGAGTTTTTGGGGAGTAACCTTCTAGCTCTCCATCTACTGAGTGGGCATCAAACAGACACCATGTCGCATGTAGTGCGCCGACAACGCGCAATCTGTCCGCATCCAAAGCGGACGCAATGCGGACGACTTTGGGGTGTGTGTGCAAATCAGCACGCATCTTGATCCAGTCTCCAGCCATTACCGCTCTCCAGCCGTGGATGATTTATTGGTCATTGGTCAAAACTCGATTACGTAAATAGCGGAGACAGAGCCTGCAGGTGAGCAATCACCACGCCGGCCAGCTCTCCTGGCAGCAGGGCTGCGTTCGCAAGAAGGTTTTCAAAACCTTCTTTCGCCTGCTTCTTGGTTGGCAGGCCAAGTAACTTCGCCTGATGATGCTCGCCGCATTCTTTTATTGCGTCGGCCACCAGCTCGATATCGGTTTTACCCTGACGGAGGCCATGTTTTCTGGCGATCTCAATCGGCATTGCCATGCTGATCGCATTCGCGAGTTTCATGACATAAGCCGTGTACTTGCTGGAATTAGTTTCGTTTTTCAGGTAGCGATAAAGGTTCTGTTTGTTCACAGTGATCCCACGCCCGCCATCTTTTGCCCACTGCTCGGCCACCAGCTGCGTAACAACGTCCTGCGCCTGGCCGGGCAAAGTAAGCTCCCACTCACGAACGGCTGTCAGGATTGCCTGGCGCCGTAGGTTGTCCCTGCGGCGAGGTTCATACTGATTTTCTGTTTTCAGCGAAGCGGTTTTTTGTCGGTTAAGATGTTCAAACGTTACTGTTTGCATGCTCGTCACCTTGTTCATCACTTTTTGGCGGGAAAACACTATCCAGCGTGCATTCGGCGCCCAGTTGATTGAATTTCTCAACAATGATCCTGCAATCGTTGAGAGTTGGCTTTCTCGTTCCATTTTCGTAATTCGAAATACGCGACTGCCGCCAGCCAAACATTGAAGCCAGTTGGTCTTGGGTGAGCCCGAGGGATTGCCTCGTCTTTGCGATGTTGTTCATTGCTACCTCGATATGAATGCGATGAGGGAATTAAACACGCTGCGTGTTTGATTGTCAACACCGTTTGTTTTTTGAGTGATAACACGCAACGTGGTAAAACGTCTTTATGAACATGAATGATCAGATTGCCGCCCGGTTAAAACGGGCCAGAGAGCAAAAAGGTATTTCGCAGAAGGCGCTTGCGGAGTTATGCGGGTGGGCGCAGTCGCGTGTTGGAAATTACGAATCAGGCAGCAGAACAATCGGTATTGATGACGCCATTACCCTCGCTAAGGCTCTAAAGATAGCGCCAGCAGACCTGGTTTTCGGTGCTGATTCGACAGAGTCATGGATAACAGCACGCCATCGCCATCTTATTGAGCTCTTTGATCAGCTGCCAGAAAGTGAGCAGGATCGAATGATTGATTTGTTCGAGGTACGGCTTAAAGAGATTGATGATTACGTACAGAAGTATCTCCGCGGACGCTTTAAAGCATCCGATAACTAAATTTTTTCTCCCCCCCTCTTAATCACCAAGCCAGCCATAGCGCTGGTTTTTTTATTGCCCATAATTCGTAATTCGCATTTTTTCGCCTCAATCAAACACGCCACGTGTTGACAATAAAACACTAAATGGGTTTTACTATATCCACACCAAGCAGCAATAAGTCATCCAGGCAGGACGCCCACGAAGTAGCTGCCGGCGGCATATGAAACACCGGATGAGATGACCAGAGAATGTGCTTTGCGGTGAACCAGCTATTTGCTGAGTTTATCGAGTTTTTCAGGCGGAGAAGCGACTGACCACCGCAGCTGGGGCGCCAGCAAAGCACATACAAACAATGCGCAGCAGATAGTACCGTTCCGCTTGCCAGCGTTACAGGCTGATATAGGAGTAAAAATTGTGGATTACATGGACATCAGAAAGAGTGAGCTTTATGCACATTGCAAAGGCTCACTCTGGAGAAATGGGTCTGGCTGGAAAGCATATAACCCTATTTCCATTCGTCTTCTGCGAGCTTCTGGTTAAGAAAGACTTCGAATTTTACATAGAGTTTTTCAATCTCTTCAACAGGATCGTGTTGGTCTGAAAGATTTCGACCGGATGAGATTTGAGCAGAACGGTAGGAGTTATATGTATCAACCGCTAGGCGAGTTAAATACAAGACCTTCTCTTCTTTTTCCACAGTTAATTCCCTCGTTACAGTATGGGAATTACCACAATAGCACTGAAGTTAGGGCCGCGATACGACAGGCAAAATTAAACAGGAGATAACCATGATCGACCTCAAACGCAAACCAGCAAAACAACAGGCTATCCGCCTTAACTGGATCGCCGCTCGAGTCCGCAAGTTCTGCTACTTCATGGCGCAGAAAGGCAACCCAGAGCTCAACGCATGACCTCGCTCTTTGCCTTAATCGTTACCGTCTGCGCCCTCACTGGGGAATGCTCAGACATCATGCTCGGGGTTTATAAGACCGAGTCGGTTTGTGAGGCAGCTGCCGCAGAGCAGCACGTGAAAGGACAGTGTTACCCATATAAATCGGCTGACGACCAACAGCCAGCGTTAAATTTTTAATCGAGTTTTGACCAATGGCTGTTGCCAGCCTGATGCCAGGTGCACATGGCATCGTGATGGTAATCCCGCCATCAATACCGAACAGGAGACGAAGACCTGTTCTGGTTAAATTGGAAAAGTTCTCTTTGCCCGTCGCCCGTGGCGGGCCTTTTTCCGGAGGATTTATGTCAGCGAACGAACTGGCATTGCGATACAGCACCGCACCGGCAGAGGAGTTAATCGGCATCCTGCCTGTTCTTGAAGTTAAAGAAGCGCTGCGCGGTGAAGTTGAAGAAGACGTTATGGATGAAGTCTGGCAGGAGCACCAGTTTGAAATGGAAGCTGTTGAGGAGCAGACCGAGGAAGCGAACCGCCTGGCGCAGAAGTTTGAACTGGTAGCGGAGACGTTCGGAACGGCGATTAAGCTGGCACTGACCCTTCCATACGGCGAAGCGATTCAGGTTCTGGAGGATGCTATTGAAGATAACCCTGGCTATGGCCGGGATCCGGTGAAGGGATGGATCATGGAATTTGGAATGAAACGCGTGATGGCATCTGTCCAGGCTGTTGCTGTTCTGGAAAGAATCTACTGCGGCAAGCCAGTACCCCTCGCCACACTGAGTAAAGAATCGAAGCTCTCAGTTTCCTACCTGGAGCAAATTTTTAAGCGGCTGCGCAGCGGCAAGCTGGTCACCTCACACAGAGGACCGGGCGGCGGATATAGCCTTCGTGAAGGTGATATCTCAGTTTCAGCAGTCATCCGCGCAGTCAGCAAGATCCCGTCGAATACCACGTTCGACCCGGTTCTTGATGCACTTGATGGAGTGCTTATTTCTCAGCTGGCGAATAAGCCCGGCACACAATAAGCACAAAACCCGCGCAAGGCGGGTTAAGTACCCGGTCAGCCGACCAAAGCTTTCCGGAATCGAGTTTTGACCAATGACCACTACCTAAGCAGCGCTCATTAGCTGTTGGGTATCTTACACCCAAACGAGGCTCCAAGATGGAATTTTTTTATCATATTAAGGCGACACAGAGGTCTGGTAAGAAAAGCGCAGTGATTCGGCGCAGTGCGAAATCAGAAGCGCGCGCCAACCTGCTGCTTGATGTTGATCTGGAAGATGCTGGCATCGAAACCGGCCGTGGTAAAGACTACCTTAAACCGATCCGCACCGATTTCCCGGTATATAACGATCTGCCTGAAGAAGGTGTGATTGATTATACCTGGTGCGAGCGCTACGAGCTGGCCGAAGACCAGCGCACTTGGAATGTAATTCCCAGCGCCTCATGTCAGGGTGAAACCACTATCGCCCCGGCGACTATCAGCGATGCGGACATCCCTGCCGTGCCGGTAACGGCCACCGTTGATGCGGTCAACACCTCCCTGCTTGAAAATCGTACCCCGGCTGTCCGCTTCGCCGTCCATCTGTTGGGTGACAAGTACCTTTCGGAAATCAGCCAGGAGCAGCAGATTGTCGCCAACGAACTGGCGACCAATGAAGGAAATGTTTACTTTCAGAACCTGCTGCAGGCCAAAAATGACGTTGCTGATATTGGCGATCTCAGCCTGCATGCCGAGTGGAAACTGGTGCAGGCCATCAAAGACGTTTTCCCCCAGAGCAAAGAACATGAACCGGCGCTGCTGGCCGCCTTCATGTCGGGCTGGATCAACGCCGAGGATCGTAACCAGCTGGTTGAGGACTGGAAAAGTGGAAAGCATCCAACTGAACCTGAGGCCCCAAAATCTCTGTATGAGTATGGCCTGAAGATCAGCGAACACGATGATGGTGGTGCCCACTACCCCGTTTGCAAAATGCCTTTCCGCAAACAGCTACTGGCCCAACTGACGGTGGACGAACTGCGCCATCACATCACCCGCAGCGAGAATGCAGAGCTCTACGCACTGGAAATGGATACCGACAATGGTTATGTCCAGGATCTTCTGCTCGCCGCTGAAAACTTCCAGGAAGTTAAGGCATTTGATACCAAAGACCTTTGGCGTTATACGAGTGCTATTCGCAAAGTGTTCAGCATGGATAAACGCCATGAGCTGGGCCTGCTGCTGCAGTTCACTAAAGTCTGGGTAACTACCCCATATATCGACCGCGGGATCCTGACGCGTGAATGGGCCGCCGGCAACCGCATCAATCACGTACAGCGCACCGACGCTGGCACCAATGCCGACGGCGGGTATGTCACTGACCGCGGTGAAGGCGCGCATCACACTCTGGACACCCTAGATCTGGAGATCGCCAGCGCCTTGCTGCCGATGGACTTCAACTATCGAGAAATCCCGGGCAGCATCGCGCGCCGCGCCAAAGAAATCATCGCGAGAAAAGAGGTTCCATGGAAATCGTGGAGCAAAATTCTGCGCAACCAGCCTGGCGTTCTGGCAGTGAACCGCGCAGCCATCTTCAACCTGGTGCGCATCGCGCCGGAGAACATCCATTTGACGCCAGCTGCTCACCTTGAGTTCGTGAACCAGACAATGACGGCTGAGTTTAACGCTGCAACCGAACTGCTGCCGAGCCCTACAGCCTCCGCTGATCCGGTTGAGAATGAAATAACCACCATTCCTGCAGATGAAAAATCATCTCGAAACCCCCTCTGCACTCACGAGGAAAACTTGAAGCGCGTACGTGAAGAGGGAGCTCGTCGTCGTGCGGATGAGGCCAACAGTCAGCCTCAGGTCGCGAGCCTTAGCGGCGGCGTATTCACCATTGATGGCCTGATGAACGAAAAACAACCAGAAAATGATGACCGTTCACCGGATAATGAGGAGACCACCAGCGATGTGCAGATGGAAGAGACTGACCCGACGGAAGGAGAAACTGGTGACGAGGTTCCGCCAGGCGAAAGCGTTGATGCAACTGATCCGCAAACAGATGCCGTAGCTGAGACTGTTTGCATCGGCTGTGGCGGTTGCCCTGACTGTGGCGCCGCGGTTGGCGATGCAACCTATGGGGAGATGGAAGGGGGTCTGAAAGAGGAACCGGAGACGCTGGCGGCTGATACCTCAAATCCGGAAACCATGTTCACGCACCTGATGGTGGATCTCGAGACAATGGGTAAAAAACCAGGCGCGCCGATCGTTTCTGTGGGAGCAGTATTCTTTGACCCGGCCAGCGGGAAAACCGGTGCTGAATACTATCAGGTGATTAGCTTGGAATCGTCGATGTCATTCGGGGCCAGGCCAGATGCCAGCACCATCCTCTGGTGGTTGAAGCAATCGCCGGAAGCACGATCTGCAATCGTGGTGGATGATACGGTCGGCCTGGTGGAAGCGTTGGAGCATTTCCTCGACTTCATCGCTGAAAACGCAGCTAACGGCTCGAAGAATGTGCAGCTCTGGGGGAATGGTAGCTCTTTCGATTGCTCACTTCTGGAAGCAGCTTTTGAACTGGCCGACACGCCCTTCCCGATCCCGCGCTGGAACTATCGGGATGTTCGTACTGTTGTCGAACTGGGCAAAGCTGTTGGGCTGAACTCGCGCTACGACATCCCTTTTGAAGGCGATCAGCATAACGCCCTGGCCGACGCCCGCCACCAGGTCAAATACGTATCAGCTATCTGGCAGCGCCTGACAGCAATCTGATTTCAGTTTTTCAGCCGATGGCCCGTTTCTGGGCCATTATGAGGTAAAGCATATGATCCAGATGTTAACTCTTGAAGAATGGGCCGCTGAAAAATACAGAAGCAACCCTCCAAGCGTGTCGACACTTCGACGATATGCAAAACAGAATCAGTTCTCTCCACCAGCAATGAAGCAGGGCCGCTTATGGCGTGTTCGTGAAGATGCTGAACTGGTAGGTGAACTGACCGCGCCGGTAGTTAAGAAGAACGATTCCATATTGCTGCAAAGGATTTTGAACGATGGCTGCCAGACCACGTAAAAACAATGTATCTGTTCCGAATCTTTACCCCCTCTACAGCAGGAAGGTGAATAAGGTTTACTGGCGTTATAAGCATCCAATCACTGGCAAATTCCATGCGTTAGGCACTGATGAGGCCGAAGCTGTAGCGATCGCCACTGAAGCAAACGAGCGCCTGGCAGAACAGAGGACCCGGCAAATTTTGGCGATCAGTGACAGGATCGCCACCAGCAAAGGTAAAGCGATCACGGTATCAACATGGCTCGACCGATACTGGAAAATTCAGGAAGAGCGTCTGGCGACGGGCGATATCAAGCTGAACACGTTCAAACAGAAAAACAAACCGGTTTCGTTATTGCGAGAGCGTGTCGGAATGAAGTTGCTGCCATCCGTGGATGTCCGCGATATTGCCCAATTGCTCGATGAGTACGTTACAGCCGGCCAGCCGCGAATGGCCCAAGTAGTTCGGACAGTGTTGGTTGATATTTTTAAAGAAGCGCAGCATGCGGGTGAGGTTCCTCCGGGTTACGATCCTGCATCAGCAACTAAAAAACCCCGACGGAAAATTACCCGCCAGCGCCTCAGCCTGGAGGAATGGCAGCGGATTTTCGATATTGCAGACAGCACCCATCAATATATGGGGAATGCAATGCTGCTGGCATTGGTGACGGGCCAGCGCCTCGGTGATATTTCCAATATGAAGTTTAGCGATGTCTGGGATGATCACCTGCACGTACTTCAGGAAAAGACAGGGAGCAAAATTGCCATCCCCCTCTCGCTTCGCCTCAACGCAATAAACTGGAGTTTGCGGGATATAATTTCTCGTTGCAGGGATTATGCGGTCAGCCCTTATCTGGTTCATTTTTTTAGAGCCACCTCTCAAGCAGAACGAGGCTCTCAGGTTAGATCCAATACGCTGACCACAAATTTCAGCAAGGCACGTGACAAAGCAGAGATACCACTGGAAGAAGGCAAGACGCCGTCTACTTTTCACGAGCAGCGTTCTTTAGCGGAAAGGTTATATAAAGCGCAGGGTGTGAACACGAAAGAGCTTCTTGGGCATAGGTCTCAGCAGCAGACTGATGGCTATCATGATGACCGTGGGAAGGACTGGACGACAATCGCGATATAG